TCATTCGCACGTCTCAATTTCTATAGCGGACCCCTGGCCTCCGCCAACACAGAGCGAGGCGAGTCCTTTTTTTAGACCCCTTCTTTTTAACTCTTTAGCTAAAGTAAGAATGATTCTTGCTCCAGAAGCTCCAACAGGATGTCCTAGCGCTATCGCTCCTCCATTAACGTTAAATTTCTCATCTGGAATTTCGCCAATATCGTTTTCGATTACTTTCTTGCATGCAAGTGTCTGTGCGGCAAACGCTTCATTTATTTCTATCAAATCCATGTCTTTAAGGTTGACTCCAAGTTTCTTGATTGCAAACACTGGGCCAAGGCCCATTCTTTTTGGGTCGCAGCCAACATGAGTGTAATTGTTTATTTTTGCAATAGGTTTTTTTCCTGTTTTATTTAATCCTTCTTCAGTCATTAACAGCAAGGCAACTGCTCCGTCTGTTACTTGAGAAGAATTACCTGCGGTTACCGTTCCTTCTCTTTTGTCAAAAATAGCGCGAAGCCTGTTGAGTTTTTCTGTCGTCGTATCTTCCCTGATTCCATTGTCTTTAGTGATAACTTCGCCGCTGGGAGAGTTAATGCAATCATCGTTTGAAATGTATATTGGTGATATTTCATCCGCTTGAATAAGACTGGTTGCCATGGAGGCTTTCCCGTGAGAAAGAAAGGAAAAAATGTCCTGCTCTTTTCTGCTGATTTCATATTCTCTCGCTAAAATTTCTGCAGTCTGCCCCATATTAATTCCAGACAGGGGATCGTGCAGGCCCATGCGTAAACTAATTTTTGGAGCTAAATCACTTAATCTAAATTTTAAGATTGCTTTTAATTTCTCTTTTTTTGTTTTTGCCCCGAAGAGAGAAAATATCTTTTTAGACGTTGATCTTGAAAAAAGCAGGGGCATTTGAGACATGCTTTCCGTTCCTCCTGCAAGGAATATATGGCCTTCATTAGCCTTTGCTTTTGCCGAGGCACACGTTACTGCTTCGAATCCAGAGGCGCAATTTCTATGAACGGTTACTGCTGGTATATTTTTGGGCAAACCAAGTCTTGTTCCAATAATCCTAGAAACATTCATTTCGTCAGCGGGCTGCCCAACGCAACCGAATATAACTTCATCTATCAAACCTAGGTCTATGTCTACTTCAGATAGGACTCCTTTACTCGCTGCAATCCCTAATGCAGACGCAGATTCCTCTGCAAGAGAGGTTCCCATCTTGCAAAACGGGGTTCTTTTTCCCTCTACAATATATAAGTCAGACATCGGCACAGTATATAGTAAATAATCTGTGAGAAAATTACATTTTCCTTAGCATTAATATTGTTTTTCTTAGGTCTGGGTCTATAGGTTCTGGCAATTTATCTATCGAAAAATAATCCCAGTCGTTATGCTCGTAGCCATCTGGAGCACAGACTAGGTTGGGCCTGATTCTTTTAGCGATAGGATAAAGATAGCAAAAGAAATGTCTATTGTTTGTTATGCGAAATTTATTAACGAAGGTTAGTGCGTATCTAGTTTTAATGAGAGTTTCTTCATACAGTTCTCTTTCTGCAGCCTTCCAGATCGGCTCTCCAGTTTCTACCATTCCGCATGGGACGCTCCAGTAGCCTTCTAGTTCTGTCCCCTTTATGCATCTTTTAAGCAATAAAACATCATTCTTGCATTTTAACAAAACTCCTGCGACCTTAAGAGAGGAAGTCATCTATGATCTCCTTGTTCTCCCAATGCGGACATCCGTCATATTGCATTATTTTAACTCTTTCTCCTTTTTTCTCCTTGGGACAAAGTGAGCCCCTGTCTTCGTAGAACGCAGTTTTAATTATGTTTTCATCTTTATCTAATAGGGCCACGTATTTCATAGGTTTTCTAAAAGGACATATATAATTTTTTATTTTTTTTCCTTTTGCATCAAGAAGGAACTCTCCTTTTCTTTTCTTGTATCCCTCCCTTCCGCAGGCCAGTGGTCCTCCGAAGCTTCCATCGCTTGGGTAATCTTTTTTAGCTGCATACGAGGCCGTTGCGTTTTTGTAAGAGTAATTTTCTAAATATTTTTGTACTGCTGTCAATTCATGCTCAAAGCCTTCCAGCTCTTCTTCGCTTATTGATGGCATTTGAATTATTCCTTTGCCTGTTTTTCCTAACAAATCAACTGATAGATCAAACTTAAGAAACACAAACTCACTGCTACTTTTGTATTCTGGGTATAAATGCTTAACCGCCAAAGAGTACATTAAATCCTGTAGGTTATCTGTTAGGTCTTTTCCTTTAAAGGTTTGCTTGCTTGATTTGAAATCTCTAATGTTTGCAGTGCCATCTTTGTACAAAAAAAGCTGGTCAATGAAACCTCTTATAGAATATTTTAACGAACCTTTATTTATGTCTATATTGAATTCTTTTTCTATAAATCTCTTTTTAAGATCTTTATTTTCGTCTCCATAAAAATCATAGCCCAGGCCGTTGACAATCATTCTGTTCATGTCCTCCATGTTTTCGTCGTCAATAACGGAAAGTCTTTTTGCGTGGGATTCGATTAACTCTTTAATTTCTGGAACGCACCATACATTTCTTTCTTTTAATATTTTATTAAATTGCCTTTTTTTTCCTTTTTGAGCCAGTGTTTCAAAAACTAAATGGCAGATCCAGCCTTTGCTTGCCCCCTCGTTTGTTGTGTCTGGAAGTTTTAAGATGTACTTGCACCAATATGTCCACGAGCATTGCTGCGCGGTTTTTATTCTGCTCGCGGACAATTTGACAGGCTTATTCATTTATTAAGTCAAGAAGTATCTTTTTGTTTTTTAGCAACTGTTTTGATAACTCTTTATTCTCTTGCATTTCTTTAATTATTTCTAGAATAAATCTCCTCTGCTCTATTTCTTTAATTTCTGTTTTTTTATTTTCCCATTTAAGGAAGTCCTTCTCGTCCATATCTCCGAAGTCATTTTTTACTGGTAGACAGAGCATTATTTTTTCTGGCGGAAAATGAGATAAGAGCTTTAAATAATTTTTAACGGAAGCTTTAAGGCCTCTATTTTCTTCCTTGCCTAAATCGTTATTGAATGCAATTATTATTTTTTTTGGACATAAGGATATTAGCGCACAAATTAATTTTGGTGAGATACTAAGACCGAAAGATACTAATGTGTTTTTATGGCCAAATTCTTGACACTTTAGTAAATCCCCTATGCTTTCCACTAGGATCACTTCATCCTTCTTTAAAATGCACTCCCTGGTCTCGCTATCTGTATACAGTGGATATATCCAGCTACTTTTTCTTCCAACATGTTTCCACTTTGGTCTCATAGAATTTTGGAGCATATCTCTTCCTGAAAACCCGTGGATTTGTTTATGTTCGTTATATATAGGGAATACGAATCTCTGATTTAGTTGTCCCGAGGTCGCTCTCCCTCCTTTAAGATTCTTAAGTATCTTGCTTGAGATTCCTTTATCATTATAGAATTTATAATGTGGAAGTAGTCTTTCTAGGCAGGATTCGTCATGAATTTCTTCTAGTTCGATTTTTTGTGGAGCGCATCTTTTACTATAAAGTTCGTCGATTTTATTATTTTTAAAATATTTATTAATTTCTTTCGGGTCATTAGTTCCCAAGGTTGCTTGAATTAACCTTTTAAGCGGTGAGAATCGAGTGCCCTTAACGTAATCTTTCCACACTCCTGTATCTTTGTAGATTTGTATGGCTGTTGTATTGTCTCCATTTCTGAATATCGCATTCGTTTGCCAATAGGCGCCCCTGTCCGAGAGTTTGTATCCCAGGTCCTCTAGCACCTCCTTAATTTGTTCGCTATCCATAATTTAAAGAGTCGGGACTGTGTTCTCTCGGTCGCCCCCGTCATCAATTAAAGCTACATCTTCTAGGATCATATGGTCAACCATATCTCTTAGGTCGCCCTTTTCCGTTATTCCAAAGTTTTCTATCTCAAGGTTGATATAATTTTGTTTAGTGCTTCCGTCTGCTAATTCTACAGGCTGCAATGCTCTATAAACATCTGGACCTAAGTGCCTATGTTTAAAACAAATTAATTTATGGGTGCCAAAGCCTGCAGGCTCTGAATCTAGTTCGTCAAGCGTTTTCTTTCTTAGGCTAAATAGATGAGAACTAAATTGAGTAATTCTGTCAGAAAGAGAAACGATACTTTCATCGTCCACAATTGAATCTGAATTTCTATTCGTGGTTATTCCGTACCTATTACTTTGAACACTGGTAATCATTGATATCATAGGATCTCCTTCGAAACATATTTCCTTTTGAACCAGGGCCTTAAACTTGTCTACCATTTCTCCGACCACCTGCCACTCGTTCTTATTTGAGAATTTCTCTGAGGTTGTCTTGATATAATCAAAACTAAAAATCATCTTGTTTCCTCTTCCTACTTTTGCATAATAAAACCTTTTTATAATATTTAACATTGCGTCCACCGAAAGCCCTGCTACGTTATAGTAATAGAATTTTAGACTTTTTACCTTAGGCCAAACTGCCCTAACCTTATTGATTACCTCATCCCCAGCTTGTCTCCATTTTCCTGTTTCAAGTAAATGAAGGGGAACCCCAGAAAGCGCCGCGCACTGACGCATAGTCAGCTCTTCTTTACTCATTTCTCCGTTATCAAAGTGGAGAACTGGAAGGTTTTCTTGAGAGCCTGAAACTTTAATCGAAAAATCCATACAAAAATTTGTTTTCCCGACTCCAGATCTTGCAACAATTACTGTTATATTTCCTGGCCTAAGGAGGGATCCGTAAAGATCGTTAATTCTAGAGTGAGGTCCTTCTGGGCCAAAGTCTTCTATGGGATTATTTCCCCTCTCTTCGATCATTTGCTCCATCTCTTCGAATATGTTTTCTGGAGAATCGGAGCCTTCTTGGTAGGTGTTTATTTGCTCGTTGTAAATTGTATCCGCGCTATTAATTATCTCATCATAAGAGGTTGAGTCTGGTAGTGACCTCATTTTTTTTGCGACATTAACTGATGCGTCATAAATGCCCCTTCTTACCGAAACTTTTTTTAACTCTTTAGCTGTTTTTATGACAGAGTTTTCTGATATTTTGCGCATAGACAGAGCTTTAATGTAGTCTCCTATATTTAGGTTATCCTCAAATGATATCCCCAATGAGCTAACCCTTTGGGCTAATATAACCTCATCAAGAATCTCTCCCGACTCCAAGGCCTGCTTCAGGACGCAGAATATAGTTTTATTTACTAACGAATTTTCATCGTAGAAGTCCTGCTCAGAGATGAATGGGGCAACCTCAACATATAAATTAGGATACTTCATCAAACCTGCGAGCAAATGCTGTTCGTAATCTAGTGAATGGATCATATTGCTATAGTATAGCAAACAATCCAACGAATGTCAATCGTTATCTTCGGAATTTAATCCTAAATCTACGGACGTGCCCATTTCTTCCATTTGTGCTAGATATTGCTCCATTGCCTTCCTGAGGCCCATCTCTATAATTTGAGAGCTTGACTTCGAGATGATGGCAGGGGATCCATTTTGAGCAACAAAGGCTAAAATTAGCCCTTTATTTTCTTCAGCGTCTCCAGTAAAGGAATATAATTGCTCTAATAGCCCTTCGGGGATAGTGAATTGAGGTAAAGATTCTGGATCAATTTCCATATTGTCATCCATGTTATTATATACACTACATCTTTATATAGCGAATTTTTTAAATAAACCAGAGTCTAAATCATCCGAATCATGAATCTCTATGAGTTTGATATTATTTAATTCACAAAATTCTTTTTTTTGCTTGTCTCTGCGTAGCTGATGAAGGAAGTTTATTTTTTGATTGTTGTGAAAATGAGGGACATATTTTGTGTGCTGTGCTCCTTGTACCTCTATTGCTATTTTTTTTGTAGCATTGTAAAAATCTATACTCATTTTTGTTCCTGCTACTGGGAGCTCCTCGAAAACTACTTGGTTTTCCCATCGCGCTTTTAAAAGCGTTTTTACCTTAAATTGCCTCTTGCTCCTACTGGGCGACTCCCAATCTATTATATACTTTCTGATCTTGCGGACCCTTTTCGTTCCGCCGCTAATGGTTTTAAAGAGCATTGCTTATTTTCTGAAAATCCTTATACATAAATTCTGTAATTTCAGGATTTGACTCTAGGTATTCGAGCAGCTTTGGTTCGCCTTGTATTTTTTCTGGAACCTTTAATCCTGCGTCTTTCAATTCTTTGATAAGAGAGTCCGCAAAACTTATCCAAGCCCCCTTTTTTTGAATCATGTCAAAAAGGTACATCATATCTATAATTTCTCTTTCCTTCCATATTCCGCCATTTTTCCCGTATTTAATCGGGTATCTAACCTGAGATCCAGTTTTTTCATTTACGGATTTCCTGAATCGTATTTTACAATAGTGGCCTATGGGGTCTCCTTTATCTGCGAGCTTTGAGGCGGTGGGGTTTTTAAACATAATGTCATTATTATATCTTTCTTCGAACTCTAGTATGAAATTTGCGTAATGTTTTATTGCGTTTCCTCCAGCTTGCTTTACCTTGGGGCCTCCTCGTGCCGCATATGGATTGGTTGCAACCTCTACTCTTATCTGGGATGTAAGTATCATCATGTGTCCCATTTTGGTAATTGGAAGAACCATCTTCTTTAAAAATACAGAAGTTATAAGCGCTCCTCCCGCCACTTGTTCTGATTCATCAAATGGCTTATCTATGTCTCCTATTCGACATAATGCGTCAACGCTATCTATAAGAAATAAAAATCTTTTTTCTTCAGGATTGTCGAGGACTAGCTGTCTAATTAATTCAAAAACTTTTTCAAAGATATTGCAATCAAAAATAAATAATTTTTCTGGATCCCTATCTATTCCAAGCTTGTCTAGCATTTCATTTTGCAGTCTTCCTTCACTCTTGACTATCACGACCATGCCATCGTCTTTAAAATGTTCTTGAAAGTTTTTCGCAACAGTTAATGCGCAACTTGTTTTACCTCCCTCGTTTATTCCTGTAAGTCTATGTGCTCCCGCGCAAAATCCCCCGTCTAGAGCAATATCCAAATTGAGGCTCCCAGAGGAAATTTTATAGTCTGCATCAGCATAGCCATTGTAGTGATATTTTTTGTTTTCCTTATTTGAGAGGAATTCGTTAATTTGATCTATTGCTCGGGTCATTATTTAAGAAAGTCTCTGACTGTTTTAAACCTCTTTTCAAAGGTTTTATCTTCACCAGTCTTTTCAGTTAGATTATAAGTTTTTGGCGGTGGAATTCTACGATTAAAGGCTTTGTATTTTTTGTCTAATAGTTTTTTGCCATATTTTGTTTTAAGAAAAAATAGAGTTTTTAATTTTTCTGGGAAATTGACGGTACTCCAAAAGTCTTCGTTTGGCATTTTTTTCATAAGCGCTCCCAGCATTTTATATTGTTTAATGTAGTCCGTTTTAGTTTTTAGGGACTCTTTTAAAAGGATTCTTTGCAGGACGGCTTTTTTGTTCACCGTAGTATTATAGCAAATTAATCTTTCAGTGTCAAGATTTGATGTGTGGGAAAATTGCTAGACACTCGTTTTTTGATAAAGTTATCAAATTTAAGATCAATAGCTTCCTTGGTTGGCAAAGAATCCATCTCTCCGACTAAACTTTGAAATTCGGACTCTTTGAGTGTTGCATGGGTTTTTGAAATGTTAAATTGATGTACCCTTCCAACTGGAGACTTTATGATAAGAATCTTATCCATAGACTCATCATGCTCAACGATCTTCTGTATTTCTGGCTTATCTATGAGCGCTTTTCTGTTAATCGTATTTTTAACTTGTTCGTATTTTTTGGTTATTTTTTCAGTAAGGTTAAAAAGTTCTTCGTTTCGTTTTTTGCTAAGGGCTATTTGCTTTTGAATACTGGCTAATTCTTCCGCGAGATCGCCTCTTCTTTGTTCTATATCTTGCTTGTCTCGTGTTAATTTTTTAATTTCTTTCTCAAGTTTATCTTTGCTTTTTAGCTTTTCTCTCGATACTTCGTCTAGTTCTTGCTTGTCTTTGTTTAATGCGCTAAGCTTTTCCCCTATTTCTTGACGAGCTTCGCTAAGTGCAACATCTCTTTTTTCAAGCTTACTCATCTCTTCTTCAATTTTTAATTTTCTTTCCTTAATGCAAGCGTCTTGATCGTCGAGGCTTTTACTTAAATCTTCGAGTTTTTTTTCTTTTTCGGTTAGCTTTCTCTCGTTAAAAGAAAGCTTTGGGAAATGTTTAATTAAGCTAATATTTGCCGCGATGACGAGTAATATTGCCAATGGATCAAATACAAAAATTAATATAATTATTACTATCCTTACTGCTTGTGAGTTGTCAAAGGTTTTGCCTGTAGTATCTGTAATGAGCGCGGCAACATATTTTATAGGCCCCACTTCCGCTTCCACTTCAAGCAGGGCGTCCTTAAGACTAAATTTCTCCTTATCTAAATCGTCTATCCTGTCCATTGCTTCGGCGATTAATTGGTTATATTTTTCAACATCTTCAACTACATTGTCTTCTGCGCTGTATTCTGATTCTTGGTAATTTTCTATTTTTTCCCTAAGTATTGCAACTTGTTTCTCTGTTGAACCCCGAGCTTCTTGGATTCTGGTGTTAATTGCTAGCATTTGTTTTGCTATAGATTCTCTTTCGGGCTTTTGCTTTTCTTTTAGCTCCTCTAGTTTTTTCTTTTTGTTCGAAAATAGCCCGCCCTTTGACTCCTCTAGGTCTGCGACCTCTTTGTTTAGTTCGTCTAGCCTTTTCTGGAGTCTCCCTAATTCTTCTCTGTCGTATTCGATACTTCTTTCTAGGGCTTCATATAAATCTTTTATTTTTTGCCGCTCTCTTTCGATGTTGACTTCGCTTTTGTCTTCTGAGGACTCAACTCTCTGTTCTGTTTTTTCTATTAGCTCTTTTTGGCGAGCAATATATTCTTTCTCTCTATTAATTTTATCGTCTATTTGCTTAATGGATGCTGCTGATTTATCCATAGTATGTTGGTGTTCTATATGAGCTTTAGAGAGAAATCCGAATATGCCCATGCTTGTTATCCCCATCAGGACGATTACTGCGCCAGTTAGGTAAGCTTTGATTAATCTCGGCGCCTCTTTCCAATTCCTATGGAGCCAGACCGCTGCGGCAATTTTACCTACTTCTAAAACTGCCCCCATGATTATTACTGCAGAAGTAGAGCCAGGGAATATTGTGGCCAAGCCTATAATACTAAAATACGCTGCGATAGCAGATATACTAAGCGCGCAAAATAAAGTAAGTAATGCAAAGTACATTGATTTATGTATTATTTAAGTTTCTACTGGAGTTTGGATATTGAAATGCTGCGTCGAATTCTGAAGATCCAGCTATTGTCGCTCTATTGCTATTTGCGTAATGCCCTTTTTTGTCATTTCCGTAATAGCCAGTCTCGCCTTTAACTTTTGTAAGATCTGGCGTTTGGTTAGAGGTGGGAATGTGAATTGTTTCTCCAGCGGCATTAATTGCATATTTATAAGTCGCCCAAGATGCCCCGTCAATCACTAAATTTTGGTCAGTCCATATTGAGTTATCGCCGCTGGTTGTTTCTTCGAGTAAATTTAAAAACTCATACCTTTGTAATCTCGAAGTTAGCGTCCCAAGGTCGCCTGTATCATTTTCATTGCCTGTAAATCCGTCCTCTGGCACCTGTTTCCCAAGTGGAATCCAGGAAGGAAGGATAGTGTTGTCCGCGCTACGCCTTGGAAAGGAGGGTGAGGGGTGTGTGGTTGGAGGTACTGTCCCGCTTGCTTTATAATACATTCCGTCCGAGTCCTTAATGATGGAGTTGTTTGAGTATGTGGCTAGAGGGTCTCTATTCGATGCGCCATCTATTTGCGCCTGAGTTAAGGTTGACATCGCTGCAATAACTAGCGGCTGACTTGCAGTTTCTGAATCGGATATTCTGGCGATTATGAGCGGGGCCGAGTTTGTCCCATCCGCCTTAGTACCATGAGTTCCCCTTGACCAATGCGAAAAAGAGGTATTCCAATAAGGCTCGTTTGCTAAGGGCGCAAAGCATGCATACCTTACTTTAATTTTTTTCCATTTATTACTTAAGCTAGGGCTTGTTGCTAAATCTCCTCCGCTAATATCACTAATCAGCTGAAAGTAGTCTTCAGAGTCAGACCCGACAATGTCCCCTATGACATAAGGCTGTCCGTTTACCCATGGCGCTATATTGGGGTCGTCATAGTTGAGTTTAGTTGTAAATTCTGCGGTCCCCGCATTTACTGTGGATTCTGTTTTATTATCTAGCCAATGTTGCACCCAGAATGTTTGATTATATCTGTATTCACCAGCTCCAATGCTAATGCCAGTGATTTTAAACGTTTCCTTTGGTACGGGAGATCGAAAGTCAACAATTGTGTAGGGGTGGGGGCGGGAATCGTTTGAATATCTAAAGGAGGAGTTCATGTCTTTTATTACACCTCTTTGTTTGGCTTCGGGCAGATTTTTGAAATCATTTGATTTCTATTTTTCCCCGCATAGTACCAATGCCAGGCAATATCTTCCCTCATTTTTTTAATTTCAGCCTCCTTTTTATTGAGTTGATTCTCTAGTAGATCTAAGCACCTCATGTCAAGATGTGATAGGTCAATTTCTAACTCGACTGCTATCTTTAGTAGAGAATCTACGTCCTTTTTGTTTTTTGCCTTCGTTGCTTTATTATAGAGGGCTTGTTTTTTCTCTGCTTCGCTTTTTGGTTTATTTATAAGTTTGTCTGGGTGGGTTAGGATTACAATTTTTCTATAAAGGTCTTTTATCTGTGTTGAGGAAAATATTAGATCCTCTTGTTCTGTTGCTGCTTTTTTTCCTGGAGGGTCTTGGGTTAGGGGGTTTGGTATGTCGTTTTCTTTGCAATGAGTTATTATTGCCTCTACCCATTCCTTTTTAGCTTCTAGGAAAATTTCTCTGGTTTCATTATAATCTAATTCTATATATTTAGATTTATATTTAAGTTTTCGAAACCTGGAGGATTTTTGTTCGTCAGGATTCATGCAGCTAAATACACAAAAAAAAGGGCGGGGAAAGCCCCCGCCCTTAGGTTAACAGTTTATCTCAACTATTACAATGAAGCAATATAGTCGAGGCTATAATCTGCGCTAGGCGTTTCATCCGAGAAGATGAAGGTAGCCCCCGAGGTGGAGACTCCACTTAGCTGTACAGCAAGAATAGGATCGCCTGCAGAATTCCTAAGCATTCCCATGATTTTGGGAGCAGAGGAAAACGTTTGAGAGAACGTAATTGCCTTGGAGGCAAGGTTGTTCCCTATTGCGACAGAACCTACTTCGGATTCACCGTCAAGATCGCTTACGGCAGTACTTAGCGTAGCGATGTTGGTCGAATTAGCCTTCATGCCTGTAGAAACGGTGTTCTTCGCGGCACTCAATGTGCTGATCGCCTGAGAGCGAGCTGTAGACTCACTGACTACTGCGGAAGAAACGGTGTTCTTCGAGGCACTCAATGTGCTAACGGCATTCGAACGAGCTGTAGACTCACTGACTACTGCGGAAGAAACGGTGTTCTTTGCGGCACTCAATGTGCTGATCGCCTGGGAACGAGCTGTAGACTCACTGATTACTGCGGAAGAAACGGTGTTCTTCGCGGCACTCAATGTGCTGATCGCCTGGGAACGAGCTGTAGACTCACTGACTACTGCGGAAGAAACGGTGTTCTTCGCGGCACTCAATGTGCTAACGGCATTCGAACGAGCTGTAGACTCACTGACTACTGCGGAAGAAACGGTGTTCTTCGCGGCACTCAATGTGCTGATCGCCTGAGAGCGAGCTGTAGACTCACTGACTACTGCGGAAGAAACGGTGTTCTTCGCGGCACTCAATGTGCTAACGGCATTCGAACGAGCTGTAGACTCAGTGGTTACTGCGGAAGAAACGGTGTTAAGATCATCGTCGAGGGCGAGATCTTTTGCACCGCTACCAGAGTCAACCGTGAGCTTGCTCGAGACTGCGTTATTAGCTAGAATGGCTCCGCCATTTAGCTTGACTTTCTCTGTGTTGAAGATAGCCATACTTATATGTACAAAGAAAACTAGCTTTGTGGGAACAGTCTGATATGATTTTTATAAAATATTTTCAGCATACATTTTCATATACAAAAATTTACTGCTTTCGGTGTAACTAGAGAAGTTCCGTAAGAAAGGATTCTTTTCGCTTTGAGGGCAATGGTCGAGGCAAAGTCTCTCGTCATCAATAATTTTAAAATTAAAGCCAGACGGGTCCGAGGCTTTTAATATTTCTTTAAAATCTGATTCCCCATTTGCTTTTTCTAATAAATTTTTGGTATACTGATGACACTTAATCATGCACGCTTCACTTTTTTCGCTTAATATTAAATACTTAGTAGTGTTTTTGAAAAAATCTTCAATCATATTTTCTGGATTACAAATAAGCATGGAGTCTGTAATAAAGAGTATGTATTTATGTTCATTAATATGACTTGCTATGGCTCGATACTTTTCCGTTCCTTGTTCTCTATATATATAAGCAGTATAATTATGTTTGTTTGCGTATCTTAAAACGTTATTCTCTGCCTCGATCGAATGACGCCCTTCGTTGGAGATGGTTATCACTGCAACATCCTGGCCAGTGTTGTAGGAAATGTTCCCTTCTTTTGTTGAGGCTTCTTGTACTGAGGTGGGAACGTATCTACTTGCAAATTCTGTTACATCTTGCTTCTTTTGGGTTTTTTGTGCAATTGGACTTTCGAAAGAATAGTTAAATAACTCTAGGTCTTTTTTGTATACAGACTCAACAATAGCTCTGGATTCTTCGTCGTAATACTCGCTGTAATGCTTTTTTCTTTTTTGATTTCTTATTTTGGGGAGAGTTGCATTTTTAATGTTAATTTTTTTACAGATATAGTTGAAATCTTTTTCAATATTCTCAAATTTTCCTACATATGAAACAAAAGGTTTTCCGTTATCGGAATCCGCCTCTTCGGGATCATAGAGGAATTTATATTGCGGGAGGAAGTGGACGTTATATTTTGTCACTGGGTCACAAAGATCATCTTTAGTTAGATAGCTTTTACAGAATTCTGTGAAGCTTGAAAAATTAAAGTCTGGATCTGTATTTCCCTCGTTACCCTCAAACTCTTTCCTTCTTGAAGCGTAAGTATAGGCTGAAACTACCCTATCAAAAGGGTTTCTTACGAAGGCGCAGGAAAAATAGGATGGGTCATCGATGTAGGGCTGAACCAGGAATTTATTAATTGGGTAAAACGGATGGGCATAATCAACTGAATTTTCAAAATATAAAGAATTCTTTTTTTCGTTAAATATAGAGACTCGAATCTTTTTAAAGCCATCCGAGGATTCTACGCCTCTTATCATGGCTTGTTGAGAGCCGTAATTCCCCTCTCCCCAGACCATATTCATGCTAGAGCCTGCTGTTTTGGGAATATGGATAAATATAAATTTATGTTCTTTTGAGATAATCATTTAAAAATCGTATTTGAAAAAATCTATGTCTTTTTTGTATATGCTTGCCACCTCGTCTATGCATTTTTGTGATTTATAGTACTCTTGGTAGGGCCTGGGGTCGGGAGTTGAATTTACGTGAGGTAGCGTTTCTTCGGTTATGTTTAATTTTTTACACACGTAATTAAAATCATTTTGAAGATTTTCAAATCTTCCGATAAAATCTAAATTCATCTCATTTTTCTCGTTTGTGATAAAATTTAACTGTGGTCCGCTAAACATATATTTTCTGTGTGGGTTCCACCAATGCGCATTTTGAGCTAATTTTATCATCTTCCAGAAATCAAAAACAAACTCCTCGAATCCTATGTTTGGTATTGAGGTCCCTCCAATATCCGCCCATCCTAGACTTTGGGAAGCAGGAGCTTTGGGGCACTTTAGATGTTTCCAAAGAGATACCATACGACTCCATGGGTTTCGCACAAAGGTAAAGGTGAAGTAATCGTTAAGGGGATCCGTCATTGATACGTCATATTCAATTATTGAGTCATGTTTTGTGGGCCAATTCCAATTAGGATCCTCAGATATTGTGGTGGCGTCCTTGAATTTTTCTTTTAAAACCAACTCAATACTGCAACCTGCAGTCTTAGGTATATGAATGTAGATGAACTTGTCTATTTTTGAGATCATAAGATTTTGACTATTGTATCATAAGCGTTAATATTTTTTTGATTAGTTGTGCTGAATTTCGCTAGGCATTCTTTTGCTTGGCCTTTGTAATAATCTAGATTTTCATCGTGCATTGTTAGGGCATAGCGAAGCTGATTTACTGCATTTTGTATGTTTCTTACGTCATAATAGTAAGCAAACTCTTTAATTGCTTCCGAGTTATGAAGTAAGGGAAACCCTAGGTGAAGAAATTCTAAATGTCTAACTTCGAGATCTCCCTGCAAGTGGTTTGTTATTATTACTTTGCCCCACCTACTTAAGGCTTGCGGGTTTCTCCATTTATTGTTTAAAAAGACTTTCGGTGGGGTCAACTTACAAATGGATAGGTTTGCTGACAGTTGTTTAAAGCGGGTGCTTGTTCGTATCTTTTCGCAATTTGTAATAATAACTTTATCTATTATATCTGGATGTTTATGGTTGAGCTTTTCGCATATTGCAAGCGGTAGTAGACATGTTGAGGTTATATTTTTATTTTCCTCGAATATGCAAACCGTATTCTTTTCTTCGCTTTTATAAAAAGGAGATTTTCCTTTTATTTTTAAGTCTCTTATCTCTTCTCCAAGAAACTTGGAGTCCCAAATTAGCGGTACGGTTTTCGCTGGACAGGCGTACGTTGCCTCTAAATAAGGAATCGTTCTCGCTAAATGGTCCCAGGTCCAAATTTGATCAAATTGACGAATTAATCTTTGGGGAGGATTTGGGTGATTTGAGGTGGACATTTCACTGTCTAACATGTAGTGATCTTCAAGGCATAGATAAATGAATTTACAAGTTGGATTTTTACGCTTTAGTTCCTTGGCTACGTCTGCTTCATATTGAAAACCAGCTTCAATGCAAACATCAAAAGGAGTTGGTGATTTTTCATGAGGATCGAATCTGGCTAAAAAATGACCCGCCCTTAATATGTCAAACCCAGAGCTTTTGTGTCGTGGATTGAATTTTTTATTTGTTACCAAAAAACATTTATGGCCAGCACGAGCTAAGGTATCCGCAATAAAAATTATTAACTGATTTATTGAGGAGTTTCTTGGGTTGATTGCTGTGTTAATTGTTATCCCTATGTTCATAGAAGATCTTTATAAGCCTGTTGGACGGCGGGGTTGTCTGGGTTGTATCTCCAAATTATTTGTTTACCCCTTTCTTTGTAATCTTCTAGATTATCATTATGGTTTGATATTGCATTTTTTAATGCTGAAACTCCTTGTTTTAGAGCAAATCCAGGATAATAGTAGCCTGCTTCATTTTTTATAAATTCTGAATTATGAATAAGGGGTATACCCAGATAGAGCGCTTCTAAATAGGTATAGTTTAGCGCGTTCATGTGTTGATGGGAAACAATGTAGTTGCAGTGCTCTGAAAAAATAAATGGGAATGGAAATCTTTTTTCGAAGAACATCTTCCCGTCTTGCACTAAATCTAATTGCAGAAAATAGTTAGAAAAGTAACTTTCATCTGCAAAGTGATCACTGCCCCAAATATGAACCGAGTTTATTGCGTCTGCATTTTCATTATAAAGCCCCTCTGATATAAGTGCGGGACATATGCAATTTTTTACAATATTATTCGGTTCCGTTATTGCAATGTTTACATTTTCTGAAGGACTGTAAAAGGCGGTTTTGTCTTTTTGGTTTAATTTCTTTTCTTCATTTTCTATAGTTTCTGAGGACCATATGTAGGGAATGAATTTTACGCTCTCTGTTTCATTTGTAATTTTATAGTAATCTATAGAATAGTCATAATGGGGGGAGGTCCATACTTCGTCTACGCTTCTCTGTCTTCCCATTCCTCCTCCATTTGATCCATTGATGCAAAATTCAAGATCTATGAAGAGTCTTGGGCCATAATTGACTTGTATGATTTTAATTGATGGATTTCGGTTTCTTAATATTTTTATCCAATCCTCTCCCCAGGTTATAGCTGCTTGTATAAATAGATCACATTTTATATCCTGATCCATGACCTCCTTCATTGAACAAACTTCGTAGTTGTCCAATAAAACTTTTTTATTTACCGCTATGTTTTCGTCTTCTAGGGCATGTTTTTCTGCAACAAGTAAGGTTTCGTGCCCAAGAGACTGAAATATATTATATAAAGCGAAAATATTTTGATTTTGTCCGTTCGAAAATATTCCCGTGCTAAAGTCTGCTGTTATAAGAATCCTCATCTTGATCAGAATGTACACTGTTATTTAAAAGGAAAGAATAAAACTCTGCCTATTAAAAAGTCTCCAAAGTAACTTTTAACTTTTCATGTAACTTTAATAAAGTTTGTGTATTATAACTCTGATGGGCAAGCGAAAATACATTAAAAAGTCTTCCTATTGGGACCAATTCTCCAGGGCAGACCAAGTAGAGATTCAGCCTTCTCCTAATCCAATTTTAACTGGAGATCCATACTTGGGAGATGGGACAGAATCTTTTGAGGTCCTTAAGGGTAGTTACTCTAGGACTGGGTCAAGAATTGTTGACGCTGCCAGAAAAAATAAAATACATAAATCAATTAAGAAGGAGAAGCATGGTAATATTGCTTCTGGCTTACTTCCTTATCAGGTTGGTGAAGATGGAGTTTCTGTACAGGATGCTATCGAGCTCTGTCAAAAGGCTTATACAAATATAGCAGTGTTTCGCAATGCGGTTGACGTTATGTCTGAGTTCGCTAATTCTACATTATATTTAGAGGGTGGAGTTTCTAAGTCTGTCGATTTTATTTATAAATGGTTCGATAGGGTTAAAATGGGGAACCTTAAAGATCAATATTTTAGAGAATACTATAGGTCTGGCAATATATTTTTATATAGAATTGATGGTAAATTTGATCAAACAGCCTTTAAGGAAATGAGTAGGGTTTATGGCGAGGAGGGCTTAATGCAACCTGGGACTTTGCCTGTTAAATATATAATGCTTAATCCTTTTGACATCTCTGCTAAGCGAGCTACTTCGTTTGCTGAGGGAGCATACTTCAAAGTCTTATCCGAATACGATATCGAGGTCCTGGCGAATCCCAAGACTGATTACGATAAAGAAGTGTTAGAAGGTTTACCTCCAGAAATTAAAACAAAAATCAAAGAGGGTAATTATCAGCAAACTGGCTTGGAGTATCAGCTTGACCCTGCAAAATTGAGCTATTCTTTTTATAAGAAGCAGGATTATGAGCCGTTTGCCATTCCCTTTGGTTACCCAGTATTGGAGGATATTAATTTTAAAATCGAATTAAAGAAGATAGATCAGGCTATTTGTCGTACTATTGAAAATGTAATTCTTTTAATTACGATGGGAGCAAAACCTGATGACGGAGGTATAAATCCTAATAATATGGCAGCAATGCAGGAGCTTTTTAAAAATGAAAGCGTGGGGCGTGTGCTTGTCAGTGATTATACTACCAATGCAGAGTTTGTTATTCCTGATTTAAATAAAGTTTTAGGATCTGAAAAATATAAAATTGTAGATCAGGATATTAAAGAGGGGCTTCAGAATATTATCGTTGGGGATGAAAGGTATAGTAATACTCAGGTTAAGGCTCAAATATTTTTAGAAAGACTAAAGGAGGCAAGGAACGCATTTTTGACTGATTTCCTTCAGCCTCAAATCAAAATGATTTGTCAGAATCTTGGATTTAGGAAATATCCTATCGCAAAATTTGAAGAAATTGATATTAAGGATGAGGTTCAGCTTCAGAGGGTTGCGACCAGACTTTTAGAGCTGGGTATAATTACCCCCGAGCAAGGTATTAATGCAATTAAGACAGGAATCTATCCAAAGCCTGAGGAGCTCGCATCTTCCCAGGAGGAGTATTTAGTTAACCGAGAGCAGGGTTACTTTAATCCACTCGTAGGAGGAATGCCCACCGTTGAAGCTGCAGGTGCGGACGAAGAGCGAAAGCTTAAGGAAAAAATTTCAGAAAATACCCTAAATCAGCAGGCTGAAATGCGCCAACAGTCTCAAACTGGAACCCCTCCGAAGGAATCTGGTCGACCAACGGGTGCCACGGGACCGCAGGGGCAAGCTTCTAGCGTTATATCAACAGAAGATATAAAAAATATAATTTATAAGGCAGAAAATTTAAAGTCTTACGCAGTAAGTGTTATAAAAAAGGAAAAAAACAAAAAGAGAATCAGTAAGGCTCAATCAGAGATATTAGATGAGCTTTGCAAGTCGGTTATTGCGTCTAAGGTAGAGAATGAATGGGAACAGGCTATAGAGTCATGCGTTCGGGACAATAATGAAATCGTTAAGCTTGTCCCCATGAAGGAAATCTTAGATATTTCGGAACGCGATTCATTGGACCTGTACGCTGCGGCACTTTACTACCACAGTAGGAATCAGGAGAATGATAGCGAACGTAACAGTTAATAGTAATTATACCACTCTGTTATCCGCTGGAGCGGGGGTTAGGTTGGCTAATGTTGGAATGTATTTTTGTAATCATGGAAATCAGCCTAACGTTATTAGTATTTATGCATTATCTAATAACTCTCAGCCGTCGAAATCTAATGTTTTAGCGTATAACGTGGCTGTCGCTCCTAGTGAAACCTTTTATTTTGGACAGGAGAAGTTTATATTGGATGAAGGTGAAAGGCTCGTTGCAAAGACTGGAATGAGTACAATGACATCCACCTTAACCTTCATGAGCATTGGTTCTAGCGATTATTCCAGCAATGCTAAGGGAACTGCAACGCTTGATGGTGATGGTGTTGGCGCTGTTGTAGTTACTGCTCCAGGAGCTGGGTATACATCCCCGCCAACCATCACTTTCACTGGTTGTCAGGGTCAAAACGCGACCGCAACGGTAACGTTAACTGATAGTGGTCAAGTTCACGAAGTTGTAATTACAAATCCAGGAACTGGCTATATTTGTCCTCCTGTAGTTGAGCTTCAGGGTGGAAATGATCCAGTGGTAGAGGGTTGTACTGATTCCGCTGCAACAAATTACAATCACTTGGCCACGGTAGATGATGGATCTTGTACTTATCCAGCTGCAGTAACCAGGCAGGCGAATATTGTTAATTGGTGGAAATTTGATGAAAGCTCTGGTTCGAATGCTGCGGACTCAGTTGGGGCAGTTACTGCGGAAATTAAAAATCCAGGAGCAGACGACGATCAATGGGTTGCGGGAAAGAAAAATAATTCCTTACATTTAAATGGCCTCGGAGATGCAAATAACTTAGGTGTGGGTAATTACATGGATATAGGAGCAAGCAACAGCTCTTTTAAATTTGAGCAAAAGCCTTTCTCCATAAGTCTTTGGCTTAAGAGTGAAGCAGATTCCTCATGGAATGGTAATTCAGCTATAATGGCTACTAAAAAATATTTTCAGCCAGACGACACTCAGGGAAATTTTATATTAGGCGCTCGGGAGGGGGCATCAAGCCCGCGAATAGGTTTCTTTATGTACAACAGCAATACCATTGGCACTCAGTATGGGGCGGATTTTGCTCATACTGATGGCGGCGGGAATCGTATTAATATTTTTGATGGAGGGTGGCATCACCTTTCTGTTACTAGTAGCGGAGGTGCGCTTCGAATATATCTTGACGGCATTCTTGGTACTGGAATAAATCATAGCGCACCTGGGGGGGAGACTTTCTTTAATTATGATTACCCTATTAATGATGGATTTGATAGTGGAATTTATTTTGGTTTTGTTGAATGGCACTGGTATAAGTGGGATGGATTAATGGATGATATAAGAATTTACGATATTCAACTTTCCGATTCCGAGGTTCAAAATATTTCAACGGGGGATTGGGGGTAATGCCAGATTTTATTAACCAGTTTGGAGATGTTTCTCATACCTATATTTCTGGGGATACTTTTGTTCGCACGAATAACGATCAGGTCATATTTGGAGAAAAGACTTTTATTAGTGACGTTTATATTTCTGGTGACTTGATTGTGTCTGGGGAAACTAGAACTCAAAGCATTGTTGACCTTGACGTTACGGGTGATATTAGTGGTTATATTTTTAGGGGAAGGACTGGATATTTTGATACAATAGTAACCGAAGGTCTTCAAGGGCCTGGAGGGGGTAAGATTGCTGGAGGAGGAGGTATCGATGGAGGGCCAATTTTTATAGATAATGTGACCGCATCTGTTGGAAGTATTAATATCGAATCTCGCGATGATCAAAATTTTATTACTGATATTTCTACTGCGGAAAACAGTTTTAAGGTTGACCTTATGGTGGAAAGAGGGGACTCTCAATTATATAGGCCAACTGGAGTTTTATATTATCAAACTGGACAAGCTGGGGAAACTCCTAATGAAGATAATCCAGTTTACGTTGACCCTATGTCTTTACAGCAAGATTCTAACGGCTACTCGTGGAATAAGCAAGTTACTCTCTCAATTAATGATAGCTTAATTGATGCAAGCAAAAGGGTTTACTACGTCTTTAAGAATGGGGAACGCTCAACCGAATTAAGCGCAAAACTTGAAACTGCTCCAGAGGTTACTGCTGCTGAATTTATCCAGCAAGATGGTGTGTCTATATACCCCGCCTATAGTGCAAGCTTTACGGATCAAGCAGGGGTTCAGCATTCTGCTAATGCTGGGGCTGGCCAAATTACTCATCAAACCAAAGTAAGGAATGGGAATACTGTAAAGATTAAAGTTGCCGCAGATAAGGACTTTGAGCAAATTCAATTAGGAGGAGGGCTTAGTGGAATAATTAGTGTTACAACTTTAGAGTCTGGCGGTAGTTATAGTTGCGAAGTTGACAGAACCATTTCAGTAGGTAATACCTCCGACCAAAATAAATCCTTTACCGTCAAGGTGAAAGATGATAAGGGTAATTGGTCTGATGTTAAAGCTAGTACAGATTTTTCCCCAGGGACTTCTGGAGGGTCCGCAACTATAGTATCAAATAACTACAGCCCTACAATGAGCATTAGCTCTCCAAATTACGACAACGGAAATCCCGCCATACAGCAGGGAGCTCAAACTGATCCGTTTACTTATAATCTTACTTATTCTGGCCCTGCAGAAGTTTATTGGAAGGTTGAATTTTTGAGTTTTGTTGGCACAGATGGAAACAGTGGAGAGGCTGTATTATGGGATTGGAATGTGCCCAGTGGAGCGAATGATCAAAGCGGGAACACTCCAACTACTGCTCAACCTGCCTCAGGCTCTGTACAGTTCATGGATGGATCTGATATAATGTCTGAGGAGGAAGCCTCAAAGCAACCATTTAGGGTTAAACTTTTTTATAAACCCACGGGCAAAGAGAGTTCGTGGATTAATGCGCCTTCTGTTTTTCTTCAACAGTATATGAAGATTCCAACGTTAACCGTTGGCAATAAAACTATTCGGGCTGGTGATGACAATGGAAATAATGAGAATATTAGTATAAATTCTTCTTCTCAATTAAGTGGGGGCCTAGAGGATGAAGGGGTTCCTGCGGCTGATTCAAGTGGCAATACTAGCTTTGTGTCTATGGGACCAACTTCAGTAACCATTTATAACGGCGCAAGCCCTGGAGCTTTTCAAAGTTACCCAACGTATAAAATAACGAAGGTTTCTGGGGAAGAGATGTTCGCAGTTCCGATTCAGCAGGGACAAATAACCGTAAAAGGTTTTACAACTAAAGTAATTACGACCGATCAAAATGGGGTTGTAAATGCAGCGGGCGTACTAATTAAAGGTGATAATGACTCCTATGCTACTACTGTCGAAAACGTCAACAAGATTAAAAGCAAAACTGGAACCTCTCAGGCTATTACTGTTAAGGTTGGGACTGGCGATGAGGGTAATATTCCATATAATTCAAACATTACCGAGGTAGGAGAGGCGGATGCCTCCAGCTCTGCTGAGTTTAATTTGAATCATGATAAAAGTCGTATATGGTTTGATAGTCAGTTTCTTGCGCAAGTGGGACAGGGTGCGACAGTAATAATTCACATACAGGAGGCGGTGTAGTATGAGCTTTAGTTTAAATGATGCCAAGAGCCAACTCGGGAATGTCTTAACTGTTCTTCCGTCTAAATTGTCAAGGTTTGAGGTTGCTGATGATTATGATTTTAATTCAGAAGTTCCTTTGCAAGAAAATCTTTTTGCAATTAGTTCTGCAGGCTTAAGTTATGTCTCAATTAAAGATGATGCTGATAATTTGATTTGGCAGTCTGTTGGTGGGGGTGGCGGCGGAGGCTTCTCCGAAGACTCTCCGAAGGGAGGCCCTATATTCGTTACAGGCCTTTATTCTAGCGCTGGAGCCGTAAGTATGGAGGGCGACCTGCAATACGGGGCGGTTTGGACTGGTGCATCTACGCCAGAAGATTCGGTTACCGTTAACCTTTTGGTTGAACGTGGGGATTCTCAAAATTATAAACCTACTGGAGTTTACTATTATCAAACTGGACAAGCGAGCGAAACTCCTAACGAAGCTGCGCCAGTTTATATTTCTGCAGATAATTTAACTCTTGATCAAAATGATTACTCTTGGAAAACAGAGGTGGATATCTCAACCTTAGACTCTTTAATGTATGACGATGGGGATAGTTTATCTACATATTATTTGTTTTTTAACGGAGAAAGGAGTACTGAAATATCTATTAAGCGCTCCGCTTTACCAGAAGTTGAGGATGCTATTTTTGAAATTCAGGATGGTAGCTATGGGGATTGTGGCAGCGGTAATGAATATCCTTTTATGGGTTCTCACTTAGGTGGATTCATTACCCCTGGGAATACTACTGGGTTTGATATGCATACTCAAACCGCAGTGAAAAATGGAGATGAAGTCTTAATCAAGGTAACCTCTGATAAGCCTCTTTCGTCTGTGATATTTAAGAATGATGCTGGGATTATTCGTTCTTTGGAGTCTCTAGAAGCAACCTGGTATGGGCCATCTGTGGATAATGGAGGTTCATGGGATACTCATTTTTTAGTTAATATTACTAATGCGGACGCTATTGCGTCTGATCAAACGTTTCAAATTAAGATTAAAGATCTTCAGGGGAATGTTTCTGAGGATTGGTTTGAATCAACTAATGGATTAAATACTGATAATACTTCCCCCTCTTTTTCTGTTGGAAATCCAGCGTATTCTCATGGCGGCCTTGCTATAGGACCAGGGGATGGCGTCGCGGAATATAATGTAGCTGGAAACTTTGGAGGTACAGACTATTTCCAGTTTGATTTGCAATATAGTGACATTGTTCTGGATGTGAGTCATGCTTGGGATGATAGTAACTTATTAAATGATGGGCAGAAAATAAAGGTTAAAGCTTCAAGTGGGCCAAGTTCCGCCGAGCAAACTCTTTCACCGTTCTCTTTGAAGGTTTTAAGATCAACCAATGGAGCTTTCGTCGAATATAACTCGGTCCCTTCCCTTATAGTTCAGGATGGAAACGATCCAGTTTTAACTTTAAATGTTGATGCTGTCAGATCTGGGCCAGGCGATGGCCATGAAGATGAAATCATTGTGACTTCAAACGTTTCTTTAAGTAGTCTTGATTTATTTGCAGATCAGGATCCGTTTGGTGACGGAACTGTAATCACATCCCCTGGGGCTAGTTCGGCGGTTCAGGTTGATGCAAAAAATTGGAAAATTAAAGTCAAATCTCTGGACTCTGCGGCAAGAGAAACTCCTTTTGATATCATTCTTACTACCACAAAATACTCTTCACAAGGTTCTCCAATAACAGTTAGTAGTCAGGTTCGTGGGTTCGTTCAAAGGGAAATATCTAAAAATGGCGTAGAGGCTCTTTCGGAAATTCCAATTGGCACTGTTGTGGTGAACCCTGCAAAAATTAAAAGCAAGAGTGGGTTGATGGAAAATTTAACCCTTAAGGTTAATTCTGGAAACGAGGCTAATGTGCCTTTTAACTCCGAAGTGTCTTCTTCTAGTCTTGGGGGTGGAGTGGGCGCAGAGTTCGGACTCTCGGCGGATTCTTCATCTATAATTTTAGATTCAGATGCGAGGGCTCAATGGTCCCCTCAGGACTCTACCACCGTATACATAACATTGGAGGAGCTTATATAAGATGAGTACTGACTCTGACGCAAGGGCTCAATTAGGAAACGTATTAAGCGTTCTTCCGCAGAAGCTTCATAAGATAGAATTCGATGCATCTTATGATTTCGCCTCAGAAATTCCCGTTTCTAAAAATATGCTTTCCCTTGATTCCCTTGGGGTCGCCTGGATTTCGGAAGATAATCCTAATGCAATTAACGATGGCAACCTTTATTTGTGGAAGAAAATTGGCGGGTCCTCTGTTGTTGGCGACGGGGGCGGAGCTGGTGGCGGAGGTGGATTAACCTTAAGCGGGGTCGGCGACGGCGTTGGTTCGGGAGTCGGGTATATTGATTCTCTATTTTTGGATATTGAAACCGATCCTAATGGACTGGAGCTTGTTAAGCCCCCAGGAAAAAATCCCACAGTTAAACTTTCAGATCAACTCGCCCAAGCCTCAAATGAGTTGGTTATTATGTGGACTATTCCTGAAGGTTTCAGGAAAGGCTTAGTTCCATTTCCCGACACTTTTAATGTTCCCGCGAATACGACGCCGACAGTATTTACTCAACTTATTGCAAGTGGCAATCCTACTCCCAGTTATGCAACTACAGTTTCTAATGTCACTTCTAGTGGTTTTGAGCTGGAATTGAGCGCTCAGGTTAATGAGCCTCATCAGTCGATGAATATATTAATTAAAACTAATGAGCCCGTGGAGATGGTGGGTATACCTGAGCTTCCAGTTGGTTGGGATTGGTTCGTTTTTGATACTGAGGCGGAGATTTTGGGCCTTTACCAGCTTAACCAATTAATTGTTAATAGTATTTATTACGCAAAGGACACTAATCGTATGTATATTTTATCCTCAGAAACTAATGAATTAGTGTACTATCAAGGGAGCCCTGTATAAAAATGTCGTTAATTAATTTAGATGCCCTAGAGATTGAGAACGCCGCTTCTATTGTGGGTAATGATCCGTCATCTCCCATTAATCCAGGTCAAGCAGGAAGAATTGCTTTTGCTAAGGATACTAACGTGTTATATTTTGCAGAGGATGAAACTACATGGATAAAGTTTTTACCTCAAGAGGCGACCGTGGGTGGAGTAGGTTCTACTCCAACGGCGCCCGTCGGGAGCGATGTTGATGATGACGGGCTGGCTCAACTAGCTACTGGTACTGGGTTTTTAAATGGATATTACACTATGGATGCCGAGAGGAAGGAGATTGGTATTTATTATAGCGGCACTTTTGATAACCCTATAGATCCGAGAGTTTTTATTTTTGAGACGGAGGCATCTTATGAAAGTATTCTTCAGGAGAATATTTTAGGCCCTGCGGAAACCTTAACTTATGCTGGCCAAGTATTTAGCGCTCCAGATTATTGTTGGGACCCTGAGTGGTTTGCGACTGCAGTAGATCAAATCCAGAACATTACCCTTGACTCAATTACTGAAGGCGACGAGGTTTCTCTTTCCGTTAATGGTCAGACTACCACCATAACTACAAGCGGAGATGATGATTCAGATTTTGCGGTGCAATTGAAGGTTATTCTTCAAAACAATCATTCGAATTTTTCTTGGAGTGTTAATGGTTCAACCGTCTCCATATCCGCTCCAATTGGGTCTGTTATTCTTACTGAAGGCTCTTCCAGTGGGACTGGTTCCGTAACTTTCACTGAAATTCAAGCTGGCCATGCCGCAGCACCTATGCTAGAAGATAATAGCATGATAATGTTTAAGAATTTCAAGGATCGTGCTGGCAAAAATACCGTGATTGCTCCGAAGTATCCATATAGCTACTATGCGAGCCACCCCCTTTATAGGGCTGAAAACTATGACATATATAATGATGGCTCTTTAATTGAATCTAGGATTACTGGATGGTCGGGAAGTTACGTGACTTCACGAGCTTTGGACAAGCAGAAATCATGGTTAAATCAGGGGAGAACTGGGGTGACTCCTAGAATCAAAAAAAATAAAATCACCGTAGGTGGTCAACTTTTTTATCATACTGGTATAGAGTTCGGGTGGACTGGCATGAGTGGCGACGCATTGGGGAATCGAGAGCATTGGAACTATTCGGCGAAGCAATACGGTCAGGTCGATGGCAACTTTAGGAGTACCGATAAATATGTACATGGGCGGCAATCGGGAATGAATATACCTAAAAAATCTAATCTTTTTTATACCACCGATAAAGGGGACGACGCTTTCGCGGCACTGGATTTTTCCAATACTAAAGTTAACCCCATTTACTATAATCATGTAGTCTTAGGTTTTGGGGGCGCAAGTCAAAGTTCAAAGATTCATGGTAAGCCAAGGAGAAGCTATGAGAATAGGCACCACGCCATTATAGGCAATTCTCAAATGTTAGGTTTTGGCGGCAATGGCAATGATGGGCAAGGTGGGAATTCCGTGGTGGCCAGCTATGGACCTCAGGGGATTTTGATTCATAACTATGGCTACAAGACTTCGTCTGATAAAAATTATGACTCACTTTGGCTTAGTCCAGCGGGGGGCTTTTTCTCTAATAGAGTAACTGGATATAATACATATTATGAAGCGTATGGTCATAGTCAGGACGCGCCGTGGGGAGGAGGTATGGACGATCCTTTTGATTGGATGTGGAGTGATATGGCCTATAACTCTTATTATACTGGGCTAGGTTATAGTGGTATAGGTAGGCGACACATTTTACCGTGGACGTTCAATACTGGCGCCGTGGACTTACCTGCAACCGAGGATAGTGCGCATTGGCTTTCTAATGACTTTGCAGGCCCAACGGATTTGAGTGATCATTCACATAGAATGCAATTTAAGAATCATTATACAACTGGCTTGCTTCCATATTCATATGGCACCACTGCTCAAAATAGATCCCCAGACTACTATGGCAAGCTGGAGGAAAATGTTGATGTAACCATGCCTACCACAAATGAAGTGGTTACGTTTGAAAAATATCCTGTTATAAAAAATGGCTACTATTTTTGGAATGGCTCACAGGCTGGGGATTATAGGACGAACGACCCTGATAACGATGGGGGAGATTGGGGTAATCCCAATAACGGAACCACACAGGGTGGTTATTATTACTATATAAAGCAAAGATTACCAGGGCCAGGCGCTCCATCAACAAGTTCTCAGTATCCTTTTAATTATATAAATAAATCCAGACAGTGGCCATATAATATGTGCACCCTAAAGGATGGCGCCTTTAGTGTCCCTCCTAAAGAAACTATTCAGGGGATTAAGGATGGAAAATGGTCTTGGGGCCCTGAGGATGAAGTTACTTTTGAGTTTATTTATAAAGCTACCCCTATAAAGCCTAATTATGGAGATAACTATTGGGAGTGGACGCAAAATAATTCTTCATATAATAGTGCAGGATTTAATAACACTTACAATTATGCCGCCGCCCAGCAAGAGGGAACGGATCATCCCAACAGCTTTGAGAATATGGTCTTAAATGACATACATCCTGGCAACTACGCAAATGTTCAGGGTTCTTTTATAAATTTAGGCGGGCACCAATCTTACTATTGGTTAACTATTGGGGTTTGTGCTGGTAGATTAACGGTAGTAAATCAAAGGCCAGGGAAGCAGTCTAGAGCTGGTGAATATCCAGCAAGTCACCCGTTTTTAATGGGAGAAACCTTGCTTGAGAATAATAAATGGTATCACTTTGCAGTAGTTAAGCATAAGGCTTCTGAAAAAAATAGACTAGAGCTTTACGTTAATGGAAAACTTGACGGATGCGCCTCACTGGTCGCTGACGTTTCTCAGCATGGCTCTAATTATAATGGTGGAACTTATTATACTGATACAAGTGTTGTCCCGAATATAGAAAATTTGCCAGTTGACAATGTGTCTGTTCCTCATTTTGTTTCTCACCCCTCTGATCTCCCTGATGGTAAAGGTCATGGTAATTATTCTTGGATGGGAGAATATTGGGGTTATCCTGTAAAGGGAAATGCGAAATATAGTCCAGATGGAGCTGGCGGAAAAAATAACACAGATCCTATTCAGCCTGATGGGGCTGGTACTGAATATTCCTATGGGTGGCTTAATGTAGATAAGGTTATAGCTGCCACCGCTGGAGAGTATCCTGTCGAAGAGGGTAGTAATATGAAGGTTTATTATCATGGAGATTTGAGAGAAAAAACATCAGGCGGCTATGGAACTCAGTCGGCATACGATATGGATAATTTTGAAGAAACGGTTGGGAATAGCGCTGAGCATACTATAATTAACTTTGGTTCCCCTTATTATCAAACGTCGAGTAATTGTAGATTTGGGCCTCTGCAGGTTGCGAATAAAGCTATTTACGATGGCGATTTCTCTAGCAGCTTCACTATTGATGATGATCTTGGGATTATAGATGGGCCAATCGCCCCTAAAATTAATGAGAGTCTGGTTTACGTTGATTGGAGTAACGCGCCTTCCACTTCTTGGGATTATGAGGATTTGGCTTATTTCGATTTCAAATTCAGTGTGCAGGATAATTTCCAGATGCGTGATAATATAAAAATGGAAACCTATATTCGAATTGGAGACTTTGAATATGATTGGGTTATGCCCACTAATTGGGTTACTGCTAAAAAGATGGCAAGTTGGCATTGGGATACCTCTACATATGTTAGCGCTGAGAATTCTCAAATGCGCTCTGTGGACTTGTATTTAAGGATGGGATATTTTGGGGAAGAGGGTCCAAATAGAAATAAAAACCTGGATGACAAAAGAAATAGTGTAAGAAATTATCTACTTAGTAAATATTTAAATATAACATAAAATGCCAGATTCAACACAATTAACTGCAAATGCTAATTATACAGAAGCTTATATTTTAAGCGCTAGTGCGTATCATGCACAAAATAATCCAACGGGAGTAAAGAACGGGGAAATATTTTTTGCAACGGATACTAAAAAAGTTTTCCTTGGCGTTGTAGACGCTCAAAGCAACCTCACATGGAGAGTATTAGAGTCTATTAATGCTGGTTCAACTTCAGACACAAATCCTATTAGTGCATCAGGCCCTGCTTGTTGGTATGACGCTAATAATAATTACTCTAATGATGGTGTTGCTCCTGGAATTAGGATGCGGTGCATAAGGGATATGTCTGGTAATGATTATCATATGGTTTCAAACCATGCCTCAAGTCAATTTACTTTATCTAAGGACGGCGGGGTTTATTATTTTGGCGACGGGGGGACTGCAGACCCCGATTCCACCTTAAGGTATAAGTGTGTTGATTCGGTTTTAAATTTAAGCGGTTTGAGAATAGGGGGTAATTTAGCCTTCAGCAATGGAGGCTGTAGCGGACTTGTTGTATTTAAACTTAAGTCTCCTTATGCTATGGGAACTGGCGATGATCAAAGCGGCCTACATGACGCTTATGCGCATTCTCTGCCATATGAGGAAATTGATACGGTTTATGCTAACGAAAGTGATCAAGAGCGCTTCTGGAGAAAAATGAATTGCAAGCCTGCTGATGTTACGAATCATTCTTTTTTCCCTTGGTATTCTGCGTATTTCTTTGGTAGAAACTATGTCCACGGTACATCAATGAAGCATGGGGGCGGCTATTACTGGTATTCGGTTAGAAACCACACAGCGGGATATGTTCATCCCAGGGCAGGTATTTTTAATAATTGTCATCTAGGTTGGAATACTTTATTTTTTAGATCTGCAGGGGATGGCAAAGCTGCAGAAATTTTATTAAACGGACGAAATTTTATAGCCTTATCGGCTCCCATGGCAGAGGGTTCGATTAAAGCGGATTATGATGGTGACTTTGGGCAGGCCCTTTGGGTCACAAACCCTCCTGGTGATAAAGATTTCCTGCGACCCATAAACACTAAATGGGAACTTCCTGACGCAGATGCGAATGGAGTGAAGACTACCCCGAAGAGTGAATATATCATGCATAATGGTTATGCATATGGCCATGCGTACGCGAAATATTGGAGATACCCCTACGTTGAACCTGGCTATGAATGGTATGCGGGGGATAATGTGGATGGCACAAACACGGCGGATACTGCTTATAGGAAGGGTAGCATGATGAGTTACGGCTACAATAATACGACTACGAGAAATGGGCTAGGTGAGTCGTTATTGGCCCCTGCGAATAGGCCTAATAGCATATGGTATAATAGTATTATGTCGAATTACAATGGCAATATGCCTAATAAAGATACTATATCTACAAATGACGTTTCTGTTACCGTAGCTAATAACCAGCTTGATCTGACTGGCACTCAAACATCCTTATGGTCTGAGAATATAATGTGGAATAAGAGAATTTCTGATGATGACAGAGACGCAGTCCTCAAGGAGGTTCATACAAAATATCAAGCTAATGGGAGTGCTATGCCGCAATTGCCTGGAGGTAATACAAGTCCAGTTATGATGCCATCTAAAAATAGTCTGAGGGAAGGCCCCTGGGTGTGATGTAATGAAGGTGTTTTTATACGAAAGCCTTGAGGATGCAGATTCAGAGAATCAAATCTTCTCTTCGATATTCGGAAGTGTTTGGTCTCAACCAATGGAAATTACCACTGGTGACGCTAATGGCAAATTTTGGCTACCTTACTTAGCGGAACTTCAGCTGTATCAAGCGACTGGAGTTGTCGCAGACATTCCGAAAAACGAGATTTATTTACCCGAAGATAATTGAGTAGGCTATCGCTTCTTGGTGAGTGACATAACCTTCGTGGTCATGATCTGGAGTACCAACGTTAGGATCTATAGCATCTATTCTTGCGGACAATAATTGTCCAGTAGCATTAAGCTCTCCCGATAGGAGGGAAATATAATTTTGAAGGTTTTCCCCCGTTTTATTTAACTCTCCAGAGAGTAAAAGTATTCCGTTTTGAAGATTCTGACCCGTTTGGAATAGTTCTCCAGAGAGATTCTTGTGGAGGGCGTAGAGATTCTGACCCGTTTGGAATAGTTCTCCAGAGAGATTCTTGTGGAGGGCGTAGAGATTCTGACCCGTTTGGAATAGTTCTCCAGAGAGATTCTTGTGGAGAGCGTAGAGATTCTGACCCGTTTGGAATAGTTCTCCAGAGAGATTCTTGTGGAGAGCGTAGAGATTCTGACCCGTTTGGAATAGTTCTCCAGAGAGATTCTTATGAAGAACATAAAGGTCTTTTCCTGTAACGAATAAATTTCCGCTTGACGCGAATCCAAATTCGCTTGGGCCTCCCCATCCCCATGCTTCCGCTCCAGATATATATTGGGTATAAACTCCATCTACTATTACGTTGTGTCCAGAGACCCATACAAGGGGGTCTAAAACGTTTTCTCCTATTACGAATTCCTCTGGGCCTGTTCGTTTTAGGTAGTGCTTTATTTGTCTGATTTCCATATTGGGAGATCGAGTTTATGGTTAAAGGTTGAAAGCTTCGCTCCATACGGAGATTCCGTCTTCATTTGTAGCTTTTACTCTGCTGTAATATGTTGGGGCGGAGTCTGGCTTTTCTAATCCGAGGATAACTTTGCTAAAGCTCTCGTTGCTCTTTTCGCCAAGTGCTGCAAAGTCATCCCACTCCTCATAGTCATCCACTCCTTCTTCTGTTTCGCCCCAAACTATAATAATAGCGGCTGGTTTTGCTCCATATACTTTACCCTCCACTATATATGAGATTGCTCCATTGTCTAGTAGTCCCGCATAACCTGCTGATATTTCTCTGACTATAGGAGTTTCGCTTATTAGCCACCCCTGCACTTCTGGGCTTTCTGTGGCAACTGGCGGTTCTGGAGCTAAGGGTGCTTGAGGGGCCCATGTTGTCCATCTTGTTTCTGGGAGAGGCTCGGGAGGATCAAACGCTCCGACTACCCTCTCTAGGTTTATTTCTGCGTTAGGATCTAGATACGTAATCGTATAGTCCACGTTGAAGTCGGATATTAAATGATCTCTCTTAATCATTATGTCGCTAGCATTGGTGTTGTCTATAGAGACGCTGTGTCCATCGTATAGGTAAAAACTCTTGTAGTTTGTTTCGCTTGAATATATTTTAATAGGATAAATAGAATCATTTAAAATTGTTACGTTTTGTATATTATCTAGCCCGTGATCACTTAGTCTTTGTGCGCCATCTTGATTCCCTAGGAATGAGTCTAGCTTTAGTGCATATTGAGCCTCCGTGTCAAATGCATATTTTCTTTGCTTTGGGCGGTCATCTGGAGCGCTTTCGTCTAATATAAAAAACTGGCCCGCCTCTGGAGTATTGGGATTGTCTCTACCGTTTTTATACTGAGTGTTAAATAGGTCGTCAAGGATGTCTCTATCTACTCCGTATTGAGGTGGAGGATTATTTCCGTATACATCAGAGTCTGGAGCCTCCATTAGAATATGGTCCGCTTCTATTTTTTCTGTAAACGTGTCTGTTCTTTTTGTAAATTGAAGTCTTGATAAAGCGTTGTTTACTTCTGCTAATCCAGATATATTAACTAGCGCCTGATGGGTTTTTGCGTCAGATGTTATAAGTTTTCCACTGAGAATCGGTATGATTTTATCTAGATCTTGCCTTGCTAGGAGGGCCTCTCCTGAAATTGATCGAAGTAATCCATGCGCCGTTTCATCAGAATCCACGGTAACTCCAACCTCTATGTCTGCAAGTTCTCCTGAGATGCCTTTAAGCCATCTATTCGTTTCCGTCATTTGACCAGTAAGAGTACCTGAAACGCTTTCTAGTAGTCCATGGGTTTTTACGTCTGCGTCTGTTGAGACGTGGACCTCTATGTCCGCAAGTTCTCCTGAGATGCCTTTGAGCCATCTATTCGTTTCCGTCATTTGACCAGTGAGAGTACCTGAAACGCTTTCTAGTAGTCCATGGGTTTTTACGTCTGCGTCTGTTGAGACGTGGACCTCTATGTCCGCAAGTTCTCCAGAGATTCCAGATAATTGGATATTAGTTTGCTTTGCTTTGTTTAAAAGTTCCGTTTCAAGTTGCACGCTCCAAAGGGTTTGATCCTTGATGTCTGCAAGTTTTAAGTATTGGCTGGATGCTGTCTCTTTAAGCGTCTCTAACTTTGCACTGGTCTCACTTTGTTCAAATAGGTTTCCCGTTAGAGTTCCTGAGATATTTTCCAATAGGCCATGGCTTTTAATATCCGCATCCGTAGAGACATGGACCTCTATATCAGAAAGTTCGCCAGATATACCAGAAAGCCACGTGTTGGATGATGTTATTTTATCGTTTATTTTTTGGGATTGATTATCTATGTCTTCCGAGACTGCAATAACGTCATCTAAACTATTGTTTATGGTAATGAGTCGAGAAATGGAATCTTTTTGTTCGAAGAGTGATCCTGTAAGTGTTCCAGAAACGCTTTCAAGTAATTCATGTGTTTTAGTGTCCGCATCTGTAGAAACATGAACTTCTATGTCTGCCAGTTCTCCAGAGATTCCTGAAAGCCACGTGTTGGATTTTACGTTTTCAGTTAAGGTGTTTGCCGCAATGGGAAGGCTTGTTTCCGCGAGAGATTTTATCCCTTGTAGTTCACTTAGGTTACCCGCTAGGAGTCCTACTTGCTGGTTGAGTTGAGGGCTAATAGTTTCTTCTAAGAGATTGTTGGTTTTATTCACCAACAGTAAACTTCCAGAGGTTGACCCAGATATACTGCTCAAATATGTGTGAGCAACGGTATCATGATCGAGTTTTGCTTCTACATGTATACCGCTTAATTGACCAGAGAAAACTCTTAGTATAGTATCTAACTTATCTTCATTAGTATCTGGGGTCCAGACGCCAGATTGACTATCCCATCTGTACTGTAACGAAGGCGATGCGGCATTGCCTTGAAACTTCGTGTATTCGTCGGAATATGTGGGATTTTTTTTATAATCAGGCTGGTCTTGGTTGGTCATACCAAGATATGTTTACACCTAAATGTTAGCCGTTTCTACCTATCTTGCGGGTGTTTTTTCCCTCCGCGCTCTTTACTCCAGTTTTTAAACCACTTTGATTGGACTGGATCCCTTCCGTCTTTATCTTTCCTTTTTTCGGAAAGCTCTTTACTTCGATCTAGTAAATCTCCGTAAGTTTCTTTCTTGTTTGCCGTTGAAGCTAAAAAATCTTTTGAAGAGTAAGGGTCAACTAAGGTGTCAAATGAGGGGTTCGGCGCAGTAAATAACCTTACCCATTCAAGTCCGTCTTCATCTATGTATACTTTTTCGTCATTCATCCCTAATATAACCTCTTTAATCTCAAGGGTTTTGGGGTTCTGGAAATCGTACGCTGGCATATATAATATTATGCTATGAACCTATAATTTCTAAAATTGAAGACATGGAGTTATCGTATTTAAATTCTTCCTGAAGCTCAAGACCTTTAGCGTTTTCCTTTCCGACCCTTTCTTCTGCTTCTTTCATTGCGTTAATCATATCGCTATCTTCAAAATTATATATATTCCCTACATTGAAGTCCCCTTCTTCTTGAAAAAACATTCCGTCCGCTGCAGGTTCTTTACCAACTGGATCAATCATGATTGCATTTGAGGGGTTTGCCCAATCTTTATGAGCCCCACAATTTAACACAATGCTCCATTTCCCTAGTGCTGATGAATTGAACGCAGGTAAATTCCAGCCTTCTGCGCCACTTAGACCAGATAGATCTATGTCGATAGCATTAAGATAATCATTAACTTGCGAGTTTTTAGGGAGAAAAGGTAAGAAATTTATATTCCCTATTCTTTCTCCGTTTGTAGGTTTTAGCAAGAGCTGTTTCATTTGGTCTTCTTTTATGAAGGGATTTGATACGCAGCATGTTAGTTGGTATTTATAGTTATTTCCATAAGTCTCCGCCCATAGTTTTATTATCTTTTCTGTATGCTTTCGTTTTTCCCATTTTCCCATTAATCCAAAATGAATCTTATCTTTTAGATATTCTTTATTGGTTTTGTGAAAATCGGGGTCGAAACCTAGGGGTACAAAATGAACATTCTCGCACCCTTTCCTTTTGAATAAGTCAGCCGCGCAGCTGCTACTAAAGATTACCTTATCTTGTAGGTTGACTAGGTTAACCTCTGTCTCTGTTGGGTTGTCAAGCTCGTAAAATGTATATAAAGTTTGATTTCGAGTTATTCTATTTTCTGAGCCATTTATGTGCCACATTTGAATCGTGGGGGAGTCTGAACTAACCTTACGAAATCTAGAGTCAACCCCTTCTTGGAGCCAAGCCCTAAAATCTTGAGGCAGTAAATCAAATGCAGAAAGGTCCCCCTTTTCTCCTATGGGAAAAATAGAGACTTCCTTTTTTAAGTTCCTAAGAGATCTTAAGAAATTTAAAGAAACGTTCCCAAATGAAAGGGAATTTAGGGGACCTTTGAATACAATATTGTCCATTAAAATGGAATCTCTTCTAAAACTTCATCCTCTGTCTTTTTATTCTCTTGAGAATCTTTCGTTTGCTCCGAATCCTTTTGGTCACTGAGGAAATGAACCCTTTCTGCGGCGCAGAATAGTTTGGTTCGTTTTTCCTGTTCCTTGGTTTCCCATCTTTTAAGTTCGAGCCTACCTTCCACGATAACCTTGCGCCCCTTTTCAAGGAATTTACTACAATTGTCCGCAAGCTTGTTCCAAGCTTCTACGTCAATATAGGTTGGTTCATTCTCCTTATATGGGTTATTGATAGCTATGCCGAATTTACAGACGGTGTACTTTTCGTTGATGTTTGAGGATTCTGGATCCCTGGTGAGGTTTCCTTCTGCTATGAATTTATTTAACATAATTTATAATTTCCTTGTTAAGGGTTTGTTTTACATATGAAATCGCTGCATTATGAATATTTATGCAACCTTGAATACTTAGGCCCATTTCTTTTGCCACATCTTTCCAGGGCATAAGTTTATTTTGTTTTCCCTCTTCATATCTTAAATTAAAGATTCTTCCCACACGATTATCCTTGTGTTCTTTTACTATTTCTAGTATTTTTTCATAAGAGTCGATATCTAATGATTCTTTCGGATCTGGTGCGTGAGTCTTCATTAAAAATTCGAGGTTATTGTATTTGTGATTGAAGATTTTAGATTGCTTTTTGTGTTTATTGTAAGTATTTAAACATAACCATCTCGCTTCATTTCCTAGGAATGTAGAAAATTTTGTTTTCTTTGATGGGTTGTATTTAAGTGCTGCTTGATAAATATAGTAATCCTTTTCCTGTATTAGTTCTAAACCAAATTTCAGAAAGTTCGATCGTTCGAAATGAGATGTTACTATGGATATAAAAATTCCACTATGTCTCAGGATCAATTCTTTGATCGCAGAATCTGCGGCGTTATTGTCCTTAACGTTTTGGACTAATTGGTTATCTGTAAGTTTTTTAGGCATTGTTTTACTATTGATCTACATTCCTCTATATCCTCGAAGGTATCCCAATTGATTAATTGATCTGCGCACTCCATTAATAGGGGATCGCTTTCCTCTTCTTCATTGTTAGATGGAGGAAGGAGGGTAGGCTGGCCATCAAGTGAGATTGTCCTTGAAATATGAATTAGTTTCCCACCGAGACTGTGAATCCAGTCTGCTTCATTTCTATATCTCACATCCGTGACTACAGGCAGTACTTCATCTTTAATATAAGATCTTGCATCTTCTTCAATCTTTTTTATCCAGCAAGATGAGTCAAGCTTCCTTCTTAAGTGAGTTCCATAGGTTACTAAAAAAGGTCTAATAACTTCCTTTTCCTTTGGGTCGTTAGTAAAAGGAGATATTCCTATATTTTTAACTAAAAACTCTCTGCACTCATCCTTGAGTGCATCTGCAAATGCCAACCTGCGGGCACCTATTCTTGAAGAGATAAATGAATAGAAGGTGTCTTTTCCGCTTCTAGCGACTCCTGAAATTCCTAAGATTGAAGGCTTATGATTCATCTTCATTGTAAAGATCCAGCGCCTGATCAAATGATTCTGCTAGATCATCCATTCCCGCCAAGATCAGGACCGCCTTGGTCGGTATGAATGTATAGCTGGCGGAAGTTGTTATCTCTGTAAGTGTTGAGGTGATATCCATACATCCAATTGTAGGGGACAGTTGGGTTTTTGTTCCAAATTTCTCAAAAATACTAGAAATTGCTAGTATGCAAGCATCATTTCTTGTAGGAGCCTTTATTGCCATTTCCCAGTTACCTGAAGTTATGGCATAAAGTCGGTCGGAATCGGATTCTAGTTTTAATATCATGGCTCCTATAATACAACATATATCCAATAATGTCAAGGATAAATTCTGTTTAAAGATGCTTCTTATCTAAAGGTTACTATTTAAATAATATTTATATTAATACATGATTGAATTTTCACACTACGGCGTTTGAATTTTCAAACTTAGACTTGACAATTTTATTTTAGAATGATAGTATAGAACAATGCAAAAGTTTATAGCTGTTCCATGGAAGATTCAAGAAGACGTGATTAAGGGGAAACTAATAGGCACCGATCTTGCGGTTTTCATGCACCTCGCCTCAAAATGTGGTCACGGAGAAAGGATATTCACATCGAGAGAGTCCATACAAAAGGCAATGGGAGGGATCTCCCTCAGTAGAGTTGCAGATAGTTTAGGAAGACTTAATAAGGCGGGTCACATTGAGAGAAAAAGATTAAATGGCACAACCTCAACGAGGTTACTCACGTTCGTGAAAGACGCAAGACACATCTACATCAAGGGGAAGATAAGTTGAAAATTTCAGTCAGAATGGAAGGCGGTCTAGGAGATCACTTTGCGGCAAACCGCTTCATACCAGCAATAAGAGAGAGGCATCCAAATTGTACGATAGATTTATTTTCAGACACCGAAGGGAATACGGCTCAGTCAGAAATACTAAATAAAATGTGGCCATCTCATTTTAATGAAACTTTTATAATCGAAGAAAAAAAATACAAAAATTTCAGAATAAAGTCTACCAACTTTCCAGAAGAGGATCATAGAGGAAATATCAAAAATATTCCAGATGATAAATATAAGACAATGACCGAGGAGTACGACAAGTTTTATGATCTTCATATCGATTCACTAGAATGGTTGAACCACGATTACGACTGGCTCAAACATTTTTATACTTTTCCGAAGCCAGAAACCTCAGGGAGGTTAAAGGGAGACTCCTGCTGGTTTCCAGAGAAATTCATATTAGCTCATTTATACGCAAGAGACGATGCGGATTCAAACATGGAGAGCTGGTACATAGAAAGATTGCTTAAAAATATAACACAAGAATTTGACGTTATCGTACTCTATGACGACAAATCAGAAGATCAATATAAGGAGCTCATGAAACAAAAAAATGAAAAGCTTCATTTTATGAGAGAGAGCCTAGTAAACATATTTGATATCGCCTCAAGATGTTCAGCGATGTTTGGAATTGATTCGGGAATCAGGTTTATACCATACCATTACGGAAAGCCAGTATTTACATTCTCAAAATACTGCAAGGAGTACGGCGTTGTTCAGTACTCGTATTTAATTCGATGGCTCTTCAACGACAGGTATGTATTTCCGCTCCATTACGAAGTGACCAGTGCAGCCAAAATTCTAAAAAACTGCTTAAAAAATCCAGCCTACCGACTCTACCCCCACCTCCTCGACGACATCGAAAGACTTGTCGCCCAGAGAGATATAACAGAATATATAACAGAATGAAAGTAGCTTTATGTTTTAGTGGCAAGCTTGGAGACTGGGACCAGTGCACGGATTCCATTCTTCAAAATATAATTACCCCGCTCAAGCCAGATATCTTTCTAGTAACATGGGATGACGAAGACTATCAAAGCTTCGTGCAATTCTACAAACCAAAAAAATGGAAAACATTTAATTTTAAAGAAAAAAAAGAATCTTTAGACAATTTAACCTTCGACGTGGTACAGCAACCAAATGCAGGACTTATCCCAATGCTGTATAATCTGCACGCCTGCAGCAGCTTAAGGACGCAGTACGAGCACGCAGCCAAAATTAAGTACGACCTAATAATAAGAATGCGCCCAGACTTAATGATCCTTGAGCAAATTAAAAAACATGAAATAGACGATTGCATAAAAAACAACATAATCAGATTACCATATTTCGAGAGCACTAATATTTATAATCATGAAGAGGAGATGGCTAAAGAATTTAGCTTCAGCTTTGTATACGACAAAGCATCACTACCAGAACAGATAAATGATCAAATAGCAATTGGGCCACACAAAGCTATGCTTAAATACATGACCGCATCAACTCGCGCAAGAGAAGCGATCAACTACTTATGGAATGAAGGCTATCCAGAATACATGATCAAGGTGCCAGAATCGGTTTTCACGACTTGCTTAAAATTAAACAACTGCAAATATAAACAACTCACAGGAACAAACTCCTTTGGAAACATACAAACCATCCTTCATAAAGATGGCAAAAAATGGCATACAGCAGGACACAACTCAATACAACAATGAAAATATATCTTTGCGCAATAACACAAAACGAAAAAGAAAATATGGATGAGCTTACTCGAGAAATCCATAAAGATCTAGATGGACTAATTATCGTAGACGGTGGGTCTACGGATGGAACTGTTGAGTTAATGAAAAAGCGCGAAGGTAATGGCGCGGTAGTTCATAGAAAATGGACCAACGACCATGACTTTCAAATGAATGAATTCCTAAGGCAGGGCCCAATGAAAAACGGAGACTGGTTTATCTTAAGAGATTCTACAGAAAGGTTAAATCCTGACTTCACAAAAAAATGTCACGATTTATGCGCAAGGTTCGACAGAGCAGGAATCCAAACTGTATACGATAGAAGCAAGATCCTAATGGCAAGATACTATGACGATCAATTTTTTCTAGGTTCGCCGCATTGGGGATTACAAGGTCAAAGACAGAAGATTATTCGACTAAGTGACGTGGAAGGCTTTGAGGATTCCAACAGTTACGGCTGGACCGTTAGAATAAAGAATAGGTCCCCAGAATACAATTATCGCCATCAATTAAAATACTATTATGTTTATGGAAGGTCCAATCATATGCTTCTTGGAAATGAGGAAAACAAAGAGGAATACTTTAGGCTAGAAACGCAAAGACAGAGGTTCAGAAAAATATGCGAAGAAAAATATAAATTAAATCATACAATAAAAGACCTAGAATCTTTTTTGTCAACAAACAAATGGCATAAAGATAATGAATTTATAGAAATAATAAACGACGAAAGAATTCTATCAAAATTTTACAGGAACGCTATATTAAATGAAAGCCCCGATAGTATTAACAGCACACAATCGCCCAGAATACCTTAAGTTGGTTATTGACTCTCTAGCTGGTCAATGCGACGACAGGGATACCTTTTGTTTTATAGACGGGCCCCGCTTCAAAGAGGATGTAGATAAGGTTATTGAGTGTTACGAGATATGTAAGAATGACTTACCCAATGCTCAAACCTTTTGTGCCAACCAGAATTTAGGAGTCGCCTTCTTAATGAAAGCTGCGAGAGAAAAAGCCTTCGAAGAAAATGACTTCCTGATATTAATAGAAGACGATTCCGTACTTCAACCCCATTACATCAGACAGCTCGATATGCTTATTGATAAATTTAGAGATGACGAGCGAGTAGCTATGATAAATTGCTTCGGAGAACACCACCGCTCAAAGACATCACATAGGTATTCCTACATTAACTATACGGATGACCTTGATCTTAAAACCCCCTACAGAGAACAGGAGGAGAATAAAGACAAGTTAATCCTTATGGATCATCTCTGGGCTTACGCAATGAGAAAAAGTTCATATGAAAAAATATACGATATAATGGAGGGGTACTGGCAGTTGCTACCTCAAGAATATAGAGCCAGGCCGCATCAATTAATACATGAGCATATGTCTAAATTTGGAATAGATCCAAATAAAATAGTTTCCAGCCAAGACTCATGTACCTCTTCGGCATTCGCCGCAAGAGGAATGATTAAGCTCTCGACGTTTACGAATAACTTTGAATATATAGGAGCTACTGGAGAGCATAGCAGGCCAGAGTTCTTCAAGAAGGCGGGTTGGGACGATCAAGATGTCTATGACAAATATCAAGACGACTTCATTTGGAACGAAAAAGTTTATTTAGAAATAGAACAACATATAAAAAAGAAATATTTAAAATGTTAAAATACGATATATGCATGGCAACATGGAATCGGCCCAATGCATTAAAACTAACCCTAGATACCCTGCTATGCAGTGACTTATCACGATGCAACAAAATCTATATTCACGACGACCACTCAACCAATCAGGATACACTAGATCTACTAGCTTCGCTTAGCTGCCACGAAAAAATCAAAATATTTAGACAGCCCCAAAACTTAAAGCCTAAAGAAAATACAAGCATGTGCATGAAGGCGTCAACAACAGAAGAGTTAGTAATAATAGGATCCGACTCAAAATTCAACAAAAACTGGCTGAATAAAATGCACGAAATAAAAGAAAAAGCTTCCCGCCTAGGAAACTGGGGAGCAGTAAGCGTTACGAATTTTAAAAATCACAAAGTAATAAAAAAACTCGAAGAAGATTTTGTACTAAAAAATAGCATATCCAGTTTTGCTACAATGTACAGAAGAGAAATACTCAACATGCTCTACGAGGAGGGCGAGGCAAAGACATGGAAGAGGGGGTATGACTGGATGTACTCAGATAAGTGCGTAAGCCTAGGACTCCCAATATACTCCACCAACCACTCATATGTAAGCCACGTCCTCCATCAAGGAGAGGGCGGAATACATGGACACGTTAAAGAATTTAGCTTCATAGAATGATTCCTAAAAAAATATTTACCTCATTCAAACCTAACCTCGGCGAATGCGAGGAGTGCAGGAGAACTATAGAGGAATGGAAAAGCCTTAATGAGAGTTTCGAGGTATTATACTTTTCAGATGAGGAAGTAGGACAATTCTTTAAAGACTACGAACCAGGTAGAATGGCTTACGATATTCTCAACAACGGAACCTCCATAGCGGATTTCTTCAGGATCTGTTACATACATGCAGAAGGCGGAATATGGGTTGATTTTGACATGGCCCCCTTCAGTTTACTAAACCATATTAAGGAATCTTACCTAGAGAATGAGAACCTCTTCTTTGATCTAGGCCACAAAAACATAAGCTACATGTTGATATCTGGAGCAGTAAAGAGTAATCTTTTTCAAAAAGCAGTTGAACAAATTGCTGAAAACATATTTTCCATAAAGGATCAGATTTACGGAAAAAACATATACCCCTCCAAGGTAGGCAGCGGCTCAGACCTAGACATAACGGGACCACATGCATTTCAAAACTTTATATCAGAAGAATTTGGTATGCGAATATTCGACGGGAACTTCCCTGGGGACAATTACAAGCGCCATTCTTCAAGCGACATGAATTTCTTCTATACCCCAGTTTATGGACTAACAAAGAAAACAGAAGCCTACAAGCAACTTCAACAAAAGCATCAACTAAAATATTGGAGAGACCACCTCAAAAGGGAATCAGCATGAAGACTTCTAAAAAAATAATTAAAATCTTTGGTCTTAAAAGGTCAGGAACAAACTATCTGGAATGGATTCTAAAGAATAACTTTAAAGACCTACTCGTCTTCACTAATCAGTTTCAAGAAAAGGGCGGGGTGCCCCAAGAATTATCAAACATCCTCGGAGACAATATAGGCAACAAGCACGAAAGTCCAACGCAGCTTATGAGTAAAATCTGCACAGGAGCCCCCCTTACGAAACATGAGAAGGACAGGCTATTCTCACACGCCTATTTCAATAAAGAAAATAGGCTAGAGGCAGAGAGTATCATCTCAGCAAGAAACGTATACTATATATTCAATACTAAAAATCCATTTTCATGGTACGAGAGTTTTTGCAAGTTCTTTGGACACAACATGCACCCGATCCAAAAAAAATATCTAATTAAATATTCTAGCATATACGAGAGCTACTACGATTTCCTTGACAAACATGAGGATCGATGCCTAATAGTGAGGTACGAAGATCTACTAAGCAAGACAGAGAACTCCCTTTCCTTAATTTCTAAAAAACTTAACATAAATACTACAGCAAGCGTACGCCGACCGCCATCAAGAATAGGGCCAGATTTATGTAAAACAGGAAAACCATTTGATAAAAAGAGTTATTTTTTAAATGAGGAATTCATGGAGAAGTATTCCCAAGAAGAAATAAAACTAATAGGAAGCCTACTCACTGATAGGTCTAGAAACTTATATCGCAGCTCCATCATTTAAAATAAAATGACAAACGCCCAGAAAATAATTTTCCCCTGCTTTATTGGGGAGTTTGGGCATGAGCTATTTAATTGGCAGGCGCACCTTCGAAAGTTATCCAGATCTTATTCACACGTAATCACTTATTGTAGGGATAGAAATACTGAATTGTATAAAGATTTTTCCCACGAAATAATAACAATAGACAGTGAATCACTTCCTGCCGACCTAAACTCCGAGAGTAGCATGGTGGTGCTACCGAAGCAATTCAGTAATAGCGAGAACAATTCCCTCTTTATATGTCCACCAACCCTACCCCCAACACGGAAAGAGTGGGAGGAGTGTGAACCCCACCCCGAATATGTACCCCTTGGTAATAAAGAAACAAAAAAAACCTATGATGCGGTATTGCACTTACGAAACAGGGTTCACAGGCAACACGGCAATGATAGTTTAGACTGGAGCTTGAAACTTACAGAGAGGTTATCAAGAGAATACAATATATGCATCATAGGTGCGACTGGTGGAGCGGTGAACCCGAACGACCACGGCCTTAATGTACCAGCCTTTTTTGATAAAAACTTGCGCGATCTAGCCCTTATTTGCCGAAGCTCTAAAATTTGCGTTGGAGTCTCAAGCGGCCCGATGCACTTTTCAGCCCTATGCGAAACCCCCGTATGCGTATGGACAAACGAGCGCGGCATGAAACTCCACAATAGATACAAAACAACATGGAACCCGTTTAAAGTAGGGGTTGATTATTTCCCAAATAGGCCATCTATAGAACAAATACTTGAATCTGTCAGCTTAAAACAAAATAATACAACATGATCCCCAAAGATAAAGTTATTTCGTCCTGGAAAAACAGGGCAATCAAACAAGGGGAGAGGACAGTTGGTTACCTCAATAGAAGCATGGACGTTCAGGATAATGAGCACGAAATTCGTTCTAGCTTTATTTCAAGTCATATAGATAAAACAAAAAAAGTCCTAGATTACGGTTGTGGAACAGGAAGGCAGACCTGTCTATTCAATAAAGGGAATTATATAGGAGCGGACATTACAGCGGAGTTGCTTGAAATTGCAAAAAAGCTCTATCCTGAGCATAACTTCCTTCAATTAAGCGAGGTGGGAGAAGTTCCAGATGTAGAATTCGATATGTTTTTCACATCGACGGTTTTACAACACAACTCGGATGAAACAGTAAACCTAATATTCTCCAATCTTAAAAAAATAAAGCCAGACAACCTAGAGTTTGTATTATACGAAAACTCCAGGACCCAATGCGGGCACGTAAAGGGAAGAAGCTCAAGCGAATACGTTAATTTAATTTCCAACTTCTTTAACATTAAGAGTCATTCAGGGAGTACTCACGTCATTCACGGACAGGAGCATGGGGTTAGTATTATCAAAACATGAACAAAGGAGTCCAGTTAATAATTTTCGACCTCGATGGAGTCATCATAGACTCCAGGGAACTTCATTATGAATGCTTAAACGCTGCCCTATCAACCATTAACCCTAAATATATAATAAAAAGAGAAGAACACCTTTCTGTTTTTGACGGCCTACCAACTACAAAAAAATTAAGACTACTCACAAAAAGAAAAGGTCTACCAGAAAACCTTTACGATAAAATCTGGAACCTAAAACAGAAGGCTACGCGAGAAAGACTTCTTGATCTAGAAAGGGACTACAAATTAATAGAGATAATGATGTCACTTAAGGATCGTGGGATTAAAATTGCAGTCGCATCAAACTCTGTAAGAGAAAGCGTTAAAATGACCCTCCTAGGAAAGGGTTTAATGAAATATGTAGATTGCTTTTATTCAAACGAAGATGTAATGAGAGGGAAACCTAATCCCGAAATGTATTATAAGTGCATGATAAAATTAGGTATTCCAGCAAAAAATACTATAATAATAGAGGACTCCCATACAGGTAGGATGGCAGCAGAATCCTCTGGAGGTAACCTACTTGCAGTTAAAAATTGTGAGGATGTAACTTTAGAAAATATAAATTTTAAAATAGAAAAAATGACTAAAACAGAAAAAGTACCTTGGCAAGGTGAAGATATGAACGTGTTGATACCCATGGCGGGAGCGGGAACCAGATTCGAGCAAGCGGGTTATACGTTCCCAAAACCTTTAATAGATGTAAGAGGCAAGCCTATGATTCAATGGGTGGTAGAAAGCCTAAACATGAACGCGAATTACATTTTTATCGTTCAAGACGAGCATTACAAAAGGTATGCCCTACAGCATACCCTCAGCCTTATAGCCCCCAATTGTAAAATTGTCACAGTGAGCGAATTAACAGAAGGTGCGGCATGCACTACTCTACTAGCTAAAGAATTCATCAATAACGATCGGCCGCTACTACTTGCAAATTCAGATCAATTTGTCGACTGGGAAAGTAATGAGTTCATGTACTCAATGATTGCTGATGAAATTGACGGAGGCATATTAACATTTAAATCAACCCACCCCAAATGGAGCTATGCAAAGCTAAACGAAGACGGCTTCGTGACAGAGGTTGCAGAAAAAATTCCTATCAGTGAACACGCTACGGTAGGAATCTACTACTGGAAACACGGGTCAGATTACGTTAAGTATACAGAGCAAATGATAGAAAAAAATATCAGAGTAAACAATGAATTCTACGTTTGCCCAGTATACAACGAAGCCATACAAGACGATAAAAAAATAAAAATCTCCCACATTGAGTTTGAAAACATGTGGGGACTGGGAACTCCAGAGGATTTAAAATATTTCATAGACAACTATAAATGAGCACAATCATATTAACAGGAGTCACAGGTCAAGATGGAAGCCACATGGCAGACTATCTCCTAAAAAATACGGATCATAAAATTCATGGAGGAGTGAGAAGATTAAGCGTTCCGAATCATAAAAATATTAAACATATAAAATCTAACAAGTTCAACTTGATCAGTTTAGATTTAACAGATAGCCATAGCATAGAGAAAAGTATAATAGACCTATCTCCAGATTATTTTATCAATTTTGCAGCGCAATCTTTTGTGGGAGGGAGCTGGGATTACCCAAAGCAAACCTTCGAAACAAACGCGACAGCTGTGCTAGATATCTTAGAATCAATAAGAAAGCATGCTCCGTCCTGTAGATTCTATAACGCAGGAACAAGTGAAGAATTTGGGGACGTGGAATACTCCCCTCAAGACGAGCTACACCCACTAAAGCCTCGCAGTCCATATGGAGCAAGTAAAGCTGCGGCAAGACATTTAGTAAAAGTTTATAGGGAATCTTACAATTTGTATGCAGTGCAGGGCTGGTTATTTAATCACGAAGGCACCAGAAGGGGCGAGGAGTTCGTGACTAGAAAAATTACAAAGTCTGTTGCAAAAATAAAGAAGGCAATAGAAGAAAACCTAGAATGGGAACCCCTTGAATTAGGAAACTTGGACGCTCATAGAGATTGGAGCGACGCAGAAGACTTCGTGGATGGAATATGGAAAATGCTTAATCAAGAGAAGCCAAAGGATTATATCCTTTCAAGCGGAAAAGCTCATACTATTAGGGATTTTGTAGAAACTGCGTTTCGTTTTGTAGGCATAGATGGGTATTGGGTATCTAGCGGTATAAAAGAAAAGTATAAAACTGCGTCAATCGATCAAGAACTAGTAAAAATAAACCCTAAATTTTATAGACCTGCTGAAGTGGAATACCTTTTAGGGAATTCAAATGCGGCGAAGGAAGGAATCGGATGGTTACCCAAGGTTTCGTTCAAAAAACTAGTAGAAAAAATGGTGATTAATGATCAAAAGCAACTAGAATGAGAAGTATAGCTCATAGAGGAAACACTGAAGGAAGAAATAAAAAGCTAGAAAACCACCCCAATTATATTTCTAACGCAATCCACGAAGGTTACGATGCAGAGGTTGACGTTTGGTTGTCTGACGGTCTCGATTTAGGACACGATAAACCCCAGTACTCAATTGAATTAGATTACCTATTGAGTTTTAGCGAATTCCTATGGATTCATTGTAAAAACCTAGAGGCCTTACATTTCCTTAATGAATTCCCAGAGTTAAATGTATTCTGGCATCAAAAGGATGACTTCACACTTACTTCTAAAAACTTTATATGGACCTATCCAGGAAAGCAGGTGACGCAAAATTCAATTTTAGTAATAGGAGACGCTTGTAAATACGAAGGACCCTCGTGTTATGGACTTTGTGCGGATAATTTTAAAGAATGAAACCATCAATTTCAGACCCCAAGTGGCGCCTTAGATTTTTTAAAGATCTGCAAAAAAGATTTTTTGAGTTAGAGAGAAAAATCTCTATTGTAATTCAAGGTCCGCTCCATAAGAGGTCGATCAGAACTATTCCACATTATCTAAAATATGGAGATGTTGTAGTTTCCTGCTGGGACAAAGATGACTTAAGCTTACTGAGGGAGTATAGAGATAAAGTAACACTTGTTGTAAATAAACGGGAAGAGGTTCCACGCAGCAGACTCAGATCATTTGGAAGGCATGGGCCAAACCCATGGATTTTACAAAATTATTCTTCATATCACGGAGTAAGTGCGGCAGATGGATTCTTTGCGATTAAACTAAGGTCGGATGAGTCGTATCCAGACCTTAATGCAATAATTCATAAATTATATTTCTGGAATGAGGATACAAAATTTTCCACAAAATTCATAACCTCAGATATTTATTTCAGATTCGATAGGGAAGAACCATTTCACCCATCAGATCATATAATCGCAGGCAAAAGAGATCAATTAAAAAGAGGTTTCGAGAGAGCTATATTTAATGCAAGGGCAGAAATTCAAAAAAAATACGCTTTCCCAGAAAGATTGATTTGCGAATCCTTTTTAGAGACGATCTGGGATCCTGAAGCCAAATGCTTTATTCGTGCAGAGAAAAGCAGGTCAAAGGAATTAATGAAAAAGTATTTTGATATAATACCTATTCGTCTATTAAAAGATTTTACATGGTCTTCAAGCTATAGGAAGTATGAGGGATTAAAACAGCCAGAATTGGGGTGGTGCCAGGATATAAGTGCAATATAATTTTCGTTGAAATTCTTGTTTTTAAGACTACTATTCAAATAGAGGGTGTACATTTATACATTATGAAATATCTTACCACTACTATATTAAGCATACTATTACTAACAACCTACTTGCCTGGAGAAGGTAAGAGCAGAAAAGAGGTGGCAGACCATTTGCAAAACATCTCTGTAACAATTAAATCTGAAGGTCGTTGGTCTAAATCTGAGGGCTCTGGCGTTTTAGTCAATAGAGAGATAGAGGGAGAGAAAATAACTTTTGTGTGGACCGCTGCGCATGTCATAGATAACCTAAGGACAATTAGAGAGGTTGTAGACAGCGAAGGGAACACAAAAAAGCTTGTAGAATTTAGAGATGCCAGAATAGTAAAAGAGCTTGTAGAATCTGGTAGACGCGTAGGAGAAATAAAAATGGACGCTTCAGTAATTAAATATAGTGATGCGGAAAATGGCCACGACCTAGCCCTACTAATGGTAAGAGCAAGGGATTATGGAAAAGATAGCGCCAAATTCTTAGAAAAAACAAAAGATGAAAAAATTGTTCCAATCGGCACTCGCCTCTATCACGTAGGAAGTCTCTTGGGACAAGTAGGCTCCAACAGCATGACTACAGGAATAGTTTCTCAAGTAGGGAGAGTTCTTGGAGATATTGCTCGGGGCGCAGAATTTGATCAAACAACAGTCACAGCATTCCCAGGAAGCAGCGGCGGTGGAGTTTTTCTTGAAAATGGGGAATATGTAGGGATGGTCGTTCGTGGCGCAGGAGAAGGATTTAATTTCATAGTCCCAATTCGACGCATGGAAGATTGGGCGAAAGAAAATAATATACTTTGGGCAATTGACACAAAAGTAAAAATGCCAACATTCAATGAAATCAAAAAGATACCCGTTGAAGGAAATTCTGACGAAAAGAAAACTAGAGAACACGAAGGCTCAGAAGAAAACTTTTCCTCTCCAGCGGACCAGTTCCCATTCTTAATTAAAAAGACAAGTAAGAAATAAGTAGTTGACTTAAGGAGGAAGTGACGTATAATATATAAATGTCACTTTCGCTTTATAAACCTAATAGTAAAAATACTGGTTGCGCATTCAATTTTAAGATTGGCACTAGTAAAAAACACGAACCGACACTATACGTCAGCTCTATCCAGCAGCACAGCTGGGACCCCAAGACAAATACTGGAAACTTCTCTGGAAACAAGGATGATACTGATAAAAACATCCATGTAAAATTTAATGAATGGGAAGTTGGAAGCATTATAAGCGCGTTCGATAATAGAACGGAGTATAGTACATTTCATGCGTTTGAGGAAAATAAAACAACCATCAAATTTACCCCATGGGATAAACAGGTTAAGGTCAAAAAGCAGGATCCTAAAACCAAGAAGTATGTGGAGGAGACGGTAATTTCTCCAGCATTCGGAATGGTATTTACTCGAAATGGAAACCAAAGCTTTAGAATCCCAATTGAGGCGGGAGAAGTAGAGACGATAAAACAATTCCTCAAAATGTTTTTGTCAAATTTAATGAATGACAGATATAAAAAGGAACAAGATCGAGTAAGTCAGGCGAAAGCTAAAGAGCCAGCAGGCGACCTACCCCCGTTTTAAGCAAAAATGCCAATCCTAGGCGCTGCAATACATGACCTTTCAAAATTGCGAGCAGAGACTTGGTCTGATAACAAAGGGTCTAGTACTATGAAAAAAAAGAAAATTTTATATCATAGCAATTACTGCAAGGCGTTTACGGGCTTTGGAAAAAATGCAAAAAATATATTATCCTACCTATCTAGAACAGGTAAGTATGAATTAGTAGAGTTTTGCAATGGGGTTAAGTGGGGAAATAAAGATCTAGAAATGCTCCCTTGGACATGCGAAGGATCAATACCCGAAAACGATAGGTTGATACAAGAAATACAGAAAGACGAGACAAGAGCGAGGCAAATGGGTTATGGGGCAAATTGCATTGATGATATAATTGAAAGAGAAAAGCCAGATATATATTTAGGAGTAGAGGACATTTGGGCGTTCTCAAAATACTGGGATAAAAAATGGTGGAATAAACTAAATTGCATGGTTTGGACAACCCTGGACAGTTTGCCAATTTTACCAGACGCAGTAAAGGCAGCAGAAAAAATAAAGCACTATTATACCTGGTCAACATTTGCAACAAGAGAGTTAAATAAACTAGGTCACAAGCACGTAGAGTGTTTACATGGCTCCGTAGACACAAAGACCTTCTTTAGATATCCTGATGAGGCAAGAAAAGACATAAGAAAAGGGAATAACATTTCGGATGATGATTTCATAATAGGTTTTGTATTCAGAAATCAATTAAGGAAAAGTGCGCCCAATTTACTAGATGGGTTTAAGGAATTTTTACAAAGAAATCCAAAAGCAAAAGGAAAATTATTGTTGCATACTTCATGGTCAGAGGGTTGGGACATTCCAAGGCTACTACATGAAAAAGGGATAGATAAGTCCTTAGTCCTAACAACATATTTCTGTTCTAATTGTAATGCCTATGAAATAAAACCATTCGAGGGCGAGGATAAGAATAGCGGAGAGCGCCAGCCTTGTAAATTTTGCGGAGAGAAAAATAGTATGAATACAACCAGTGTTAAATCTGGAGTTAACGAAAGGCAGCTGAATGAGATATATAACGCTATGGATGTTTACTGTCACCCATTTACCAGTGGCGGGCAAGAGCTTCCAATTCAAGAAGCGAAACTAACGGAGCTTATTACTTTAGTTACAAACTATAGTTGCGGAGAGGATGGCTGCAATCAAGAAAGTGGAGGAATGCCTTTAGAGTGGGCGGAGTACAGGGAACCAGGAACTCAATTCATAAAAGCCAGCACACACCCATCCAGCATTGCAAGACAATTAACAAAAGTCCACAAAATGCCAAAAGATAAACGAAGAAGGATGGGACAAAAAGCAAGAAAATATGTCGTAGATAATTACAGTATAGAAGTAATAGGCAAGCGCCTTGAAAACATTTTTGATTCAATGCCATTCTCAGATTGGGATTTTAATTTTGACTCCCTAAAACCAGACCCAACCTACAATCCACCAGAAATAGAGAGTGACGAAGAATGGCTAATTGACATCTATCACAACATCTTAAAAATGAATGTAGATAAAGAGGAATCTGGACACAAACATTGGACAAAAGAATTAAAAAAAGGAAAAAGCAGGAATGACATCCTTCGGTATTTTAAAAAGGTTGCAGAGAAGGATCATGAGGCGGCAAATAAATTAAAAATCGAAGACTTTCTAGATAAAGAAGATGAAGGCAAGCGTGTCCTGTGTGTTATGCCTCAATCAATTGGGGATGTATTCCTGACAACCTCCTTAATTTCAAATATTAAAAAAACTTATCCAGAGTATAACATATATTATGCGACCAAACAAGAATACTTTGAAATACTAGACGGGAACCCGCACATCCATAAGGTTATTCCATACTCAAAAGAAATGGAAAACCTTGCAATACTAGAAGGGCAAGGAAAGCATAAGGGTTATTTTGAAATAGCATTCCTTCCATTTATTGGAACCCAGAGAATTTTAAATTATATGCACAACGGAAAAGATAAAATACAATTCGATATATGCACTTAATAGAACAATATGCACTTAACTGTGGAGTTAAAATAGATCAGCCTCAAGTTGAAGAGAGCTTTTACCCAGTACCTTTTGAGAAATATATAACACTTCACGCGAGTAGCGGAATGGCGGCAAAAAACTACGATCATTACAATGATGTAATGAAAATGATTTATCCCTATTTAAAAAAAGAGGGGATCGAAGTAATACAAATAGGAGGGGAATCAGATGCGCCCATCTCTTATGCCCATAGTTATCGAGGGACGACAACCCTTAAGCAAACTTTTTATTTAATTAAAAATTCACTATTGCACTTTGGGAACGATTCATTCAGCACTCATGTTGCATCAGGATATAATAAGCCGATAGTTTCCCTATATAGCGTTTTATACAAGGAGTGTTGCGGGCCCTACTTTGGAGACAAAGACATACAAGTCATGCTGGAGCCAGACATGACTAATAAAAAATGCTCCTTTTCCGATAAAGAGAATCCTAAGAGAGTGAATGAGATTCTCCCAGAGGAGGTAGCAAGAAGCGTTTTGGATCAATTAAAAATAGAACATAACTTACATAGAATAAAAACAGTTCACATCGGGAGCTTTTTTCACACGCCGATCATAGAGGTTATTCCAAATTTTATTATGGATCCAGGCTTCATGTCTGGGTCGGTATTAAATATAAGAATGGACCTTGCTTTTGAAGAAAGAAATTTAGCACATTGGGCCCAACAGAAAAAAATTAACATTTTCACAGACAAGGAAATAGAAACAACTTATTTAGTAGCCATAAAAGATCAAATAATGGGCATTACCTACGAAGTAGGGGTTGACTCCAGCCCAGAATATATATCCCAATTAAAAGCCCTAGGCTTCAATGTAGTACTTCACACAAAAGACAGGGATAACCTAAAAAGGATAAGATTAGACTTCTTCGATTGGCAGGTTCAGTATTTTGAACCTAAAACAAAAAAAATGCTTGACAATTACTCCGAATTATGTGATAATAGCCACTATGAAAGTTCAAAAATACTATTATCGAATGGACAAAAATATCCCTCCAAGGCTGCGTGGCTCAGAGACCTTCCTGGAGTGGATTCCGACCACCCGATTCTAGATTGTTCAGAATTTTGGGAAGAGCAAGATTACTTAAAAATATATAACGGAGAAATAGAAGATGGCACGGAAGAAAACACAAAATACCAGCGAGAGCACAGTAGAGAATAGCGTAACAATTTCAGATGCAGGGGTGGATAACTCGTTTGGCCCTTCTTTATTCCAAAGAGACGAGAATGGTTTGCTAAAGAATACTCAGTACGAATTTAATGAAGACGGCTCCGTAAACTGGAGGGCGATGATTAAAGAGGAGCACCTCTTCCCCAATAAAGGCTGGTTTGAATCCAGAAAGAGGGAGGTTCCCTCTTCAGCGGAAGGCCTGGCAGATCATCAACTCTTGATTAAACTAAGTGGAATTAAGGAGCTTGCAAAACTTAGGGGATTTAATCACATTAGTTACCGAACGGAAAAATGCGAACAGAATCATGTTGCTGTAAATTGCACCATAAGTTTTATACCAAATTACGAAACAGGAGGAGCTTGCGTTTCATATGAAGATATGGCCAATGCAACGCTAGAAAACACAAGCAGTTTTGCAACTAAATTCCTAGAAACCATTGCCTGCAACAGAGCTTTTGTTAGAGCTGTTAGAAATTTTTTAAATGTTCACATTGTTGGCGATGATGAAATCGACAAGTCCAACAATCCAATGATTACAGCATCAGCACCATCCTCACTTACCCCCTCCAGCATCCTAGAGAGTCAGGTTAGGGATAAGTTAAATTGCGGAAACTTCGATGCCTTTAAGCAGGTGCTAAGGAATTGGTGGCAAGAAAAGAAATACAACAATCAAGAGGTAGGCAAATGGGCCTCATTTGACGATGTCCCAGCAAAGGAAGCTAGGGTCTTATTGAAACTCATAAATGATTGATTTAAAGGCATATTGGTGTAATATAAACCAGTATGCCTTTCGATTTACCACCAAACGCCAAGATTGGAGACGAATACGTTTTTGCGGGCCGTAAGTATATAGCTCGACAAGACCCAGCACCTCGTCGCCCAAGCGATTTTCGAACAAAAGACGAAGCTGTAGCGGCGTTTGTTCCAGATATTTATAGACTAGAAAACGTAGGCTTAGCGAGCTGGACCGATGAAAGTCTTCGAGATCACTTCGAGAACAGCGGTTACAAAGAATGCAAATTTTACAATCCATCTACAGGTCAATTCGAAAGCTTTCCTATTTACGAGCACTTTGCAAGGTGCAACTTTTTTTGGCCTTATAGTTCTGTAGAGGATCTAGGGGATCCAGTCCTTGCCCTCGAGGATGCTCTTCAAAATTTTAATCCTGAGGCATTTATCGCAGATAGCCTGTGGCCAGACCAAGCGAGTTTTGACGCATGGTATACAACTAACCAATCGACAGCACACAATTGGATGACTCATTATCCAGATGTTAATTTCTATTCACAACAAGCAGGTAAAACTTGGGCGGATTACGGAATAACCCAA